ACTAGACTAATGGACCACTTATGCCGCCGCACACACACTTCTCCCGCAGGTGGCACGTCAATTTTGGGCCGACGCTTCGACCACCTACTTTCAGAAAGTGACACTGCTTTATACCAGTCTATCGTCGTTAAAGCCCTCTATATAAATACGATTGCTTGGTGGGTTGAAGATAGCCTGCCAACTCCTCTCTATATAATGACCAACTTCTGGACTAGATCCAACCGACAGCTCATCAAGAAAGGTTTGATAATAAGAGACGGGGTGTCGTAATATATCCTCTCTCGCTACTGCCAAGATTCCAGTATATAATACATACTGTGTATTAAGAGTGCCAAACTTGTTTTCATACCATTTTCCAAAAGGGCGTATGGCCGCAGGAATCACAGCAGATTCACCATTAGCTGCCCTATTCTGCGGATCGGTTGTGACAAAATTATTTAATACGAAATTATACAAATCAGTCTTAATATCACGAGTTTTCTTACCTATCATAACGGTCGTATTATACTTTTCCACATTATCAAATATTTTCAAGGCTTTTGTATATTTATCATAGCGCGAATTAATGGAGCCAGGTAAAAAAATAGTAACAGCTGCTAAATTATTGTAATTATTTACTATATGATGAAAATACGTATGATCGCATTTTCCTAGATTTTTTAGACTAATAACCTTCTTAACTTTATCTGTCATAGCAAAGTTGGTGTTATTACCTTTATTATAAATAATGATAGGATATCGGTTGAAAGGTCCCTGTTTAATCCAGTCAAGAGACTCATTATACCGCGCAATCACCATTTCTACTTTATTTTCAGTCTGAAACCCTTCTGCTACCGGATTCGCCGTAATACAATATAGTAGTATACCTATAAAAAGAAGTAATATAAGTCTTTTCATACTATTTACCAGCAAGAATTAAGTTTACCGTGATAACTTTAAAATAAAGAAGCTCGTGAGCTTCCTTAAATTAGACTCGCGACGTTACATATAAGGGTTCAGCGGCAAACTCTTCGTACCCGCAGATGACATACTCTGCGGCGACTGCATAGGTATCGGCATATGACTGATGTCGTTCAGATAGTAATAGTAGTGGTCCACGGCCGAGAGGATATGCGGCACAGACCAGTCCACCACCTTCTTGTTGAGGTCCGCTACCTGTTCGGCAATACCCTGCGGAATATTCCGGGCATACTGGTAATACATCGCGCGCATAATAATCTTCAACTCATCGGCGCTCTGCTCGTCAATCACATACCCTTTCGGCTTACTCTGGTTAAAGACCTCCTTCCGAATCGTGTTCTGAACCGTCTTGATGTTCTCCACGGAGAAGAAACTCTTGCTCAGACTATTCGCCTCCCAGTTACCCCGTAACATGTCATCCTGGAAATTCGTCTCGACCGCCGTTTGGTGCGTATATGCTGGAAAGGAATCAATCGGGCCGTTTACATCCGGCGCCCCAAGATTCAGATTAATGCGTCCATTTTGACCACCGGCAGCGCCACTTGTAAATGGAAGTGTTATCGGACTGCTCATTCTATCTAGTTATGAAATTTATTTCTAAGTCCGGGATATAGAATGTCTGCTGGTGCCGCTCAACGCCTTGTTTCAATGGATAACGAATACTACATGCCCATCGCTGATTGCTCTGCGAAGATCTTTGCTCTGAACACCACGACGGGTGTGTTAACTGGCGCGACGTGGGCGTCTGGTGCTTATGTTAACAACGTGAATGCCTCTGGCGCTGGTCTACTGAAGGACATCGGCAGGACCTACGTATCCGGTGGCCGCACGTTCCGCAGGGTCCAGCTTGTCATCCCGCAGGGAACGAAGCTGACGTCTACCTTCGGCGTGGCCGGTGCGACGGGCACGGCGCCCCTCTCGGACTTCCTGACGGGCTTCATCGAGGTTGGCTTTGATGCTGCGAGTGGCACCACGCCGACACCGGTTGTCAAGTGGGGTCGGTAAACGATAAGCTGATTTTTCAAGAAAATGAAACACCGGCTACTTATGTTTTAATAAAACCTCTTTCTGAAGTTTTATCAAAATTCCGCGTAATTTTTTTCTACGGCATAAATATAGAAATGACGTCTGTAGGTTCAGTTGGTCGCTCCCAGCGCATCGTGTCTCTGGACAACGAGTTTTACATCCCTGTCGGCAACCTGACGGGTCTCATCTATGGCCTCAACACCACGACGAACCAGCTGGCGTCCACCTCGTGGGCCTACTTCGGCTCGCGTTACCTGTCCTCTGTGAACAACTCGGGCAATGGCCTCCTCAAGGACCACGGCAGGACGTACCTGTCTGGCGGCCGCACGTTCCGCAAGGTTCAGCTCGTCGTCCCGCAGTCCACGGGCACGCAGTCCACGTTCGGCGTCGGCGGTGCCACCGGCACGACCCCGAACCAGGACTTCCTGACGGGCTACATTGAGGTTGGCTTCGATGCGTCCTCTGGCACCGCGCCGACGCCGGTTGCCAAGTGGGGCCGGTAAACGACCTAACGAGGCCGGTAAACGTAAAAGTAAGCTGTTGCCTACTCTATTTTTTAAACATCAAAATCAGTTATTTGTAGTAACTGATTTTCCTCTATCACATTAGAATGGACTACGTGTTCTTATTTTACATCTTCTTATCCTTCGTGATCGCATCAGGCGGCGCCTTTGTTCTCTTCTCAAGTGGGCGCACAATCGCAGCCATCATGTTTCTCGTGGGGGCCGTTGTAATAGAGGCATTTTTTGGCACACGCTGGTTCCAGGCCAGTGGCAAGACAACTGCTGCCGTCGGCCCCTGGCCCCCATCAATCAATGTGTGCCCCGACTTCCTCTCTATCTACAAGGGAGTAGCCGACAGTAGCGGAAATAGAGTTGCATACTGTGTAGACAATACGGGTATAGCAGGTAACATGCCGAGGTGGACGTCTTCATCGGCGCCGAGTCAGACTGGAAACAATGTATTCAATCTATCGGCCAACCTCACGGGTGCAGCCCGCACAAAAGCCTTGTGCACTGAGGCGGCGGCCAAAAAGGTGACATGGGAGGGTGTGTGGGACGGAACGGTATGCCTCGGCGGTGTGCCGCCTGCTCCCTAACGTCGTGACTTAACGTCATACGACTATAAGGAGCTTAAGCGGTAAGTTATGTAGTAAGAAAGATGTTAGAGAGAACTCACTGTCTTTATCCAGACTTAGAAAGACAAATTACAGACTGGATAAATACACGCACAACGGCCCGCGCCGTCCTTCTCCTCGGCTCCCCAGGAGTTGGAAAGACCACCCTCGCTCACAGAGTTTTTGAAGCCACCGGCCTCAAGGTCCTAGAATTCAATGCCAGTCACACACGCAGTGGAACTTCCTTCCGCAAAGTGATTGTTCCTCTACTGAAAGAGGGCGGCATCATGCGCATGGTGGAGACAGGTAAGAAGGGGGGTATCGGCATTCTTCTAGATGAGATTGACGGACTCAGCAACGGAGAGCGAGGAGGTCTCCAGGAGCTTCTTACCTACCTGAAGTCTCCCGAGTCTGTGGATGGACGCCCCCTCATTCTCATCAGCAATACACTGGATACTCGCGCCCTCCAGCAAATCGCCAAGCACTGCCTTACCCTCCGCATTGAAGGTGCCACCCAGTCCATCCTGGAGGAGTGGCTGGGACGGAAAATTCCAGCTGGAATGACAACGGATCTCCGCTCCCTCCAGCGCCAGCTTTCAGGATACGAGCGAGCTGAAGAGGAAATCATGGTCCCAGAGGGCGTTGTTCCGGTTGCCTGGTGGTCCCTCTGGCAGGACTCCGATCCAGCCCTGGAGCTCGACATTGAAAACAATGAGGGGAATCTCGCCAGCCTGATTTCACTGGAGAATCTCCCAGAGAGAATTGAAGCCCACTTCGGCTCTACTCCAGAGGCCTGGGAACTCTATCTTTCGCTCTTTGAGGCATACCGCACCTCTGACCAGGGAGATTTCTGGGCATTCTTCTACCAGTGCTGGAATATCCTGCCGCTCAGTCTTAAGCTCAAACTCAAGCATATCAGCATGCGTTTGACCGAGGAGGCTCCTACGACGAAGGAGCCGGTTGAAATAGATAAGATGCGTTATACGCCGGTGCTCACAAAGCAGTCGGCCATGTTCAATGCGTGGAAGTTGCTGTGTGAGATCTCGGATACGCACAAAGTGCCTGTGCGCATGTCACCGATGTATGCAAATACGGAGCTGGTGCGCGGCGGAATAAAACCGGACCGAATTCGGCGCTTGGAGGCAATTTCTATTCAGAAACTGTATCGGTCGCTTGCTTAGCCGTGACTTCATGTCCTACGGCGTCTTAGCCGTGACTTCATGTCCTACGGCGTCTTAGCCGTGACTTCATGTCCTACGGCGTCTTATGCAGCAACATCCATCTCATCCTGGTGAACCAGCTTATACACATTCAGAGGCTCTTTCCGTCCAAGACGGTAAGCGCGCCCAAGAATCTGCTTCTCTTCCTCGATATTCATGGCGTGAAGAAGAATTATATGAGTGGCCGCCGTAATCGTCAAGCCAGCACCAGCATGAAGACTATTCAGGAGAAGGCATCGCAGAGTTCCTTTCTGGAAGGAATTGAGCGTCGCCTGGATCACATCCTTCGTGCCCTTCACCTCTCGGATTCCATTAATACCTACCGCCTCCAGCTCACTGGTAATCTGCAAGAAGGGATTATCATAGCGGCTGAAGACGAGGAATTTTCCCGTCGGGTTCTCCTTAAAAAGTCTGATGAGAGCTTCCCTCTTCAGAAGCGGCTGTCCTGCGGCAGGGGCCGACGCAACAACCATCGTATTCGTGTCACCATCCGCAGTAATCCGCTTGAGGTCCGACGGATTTGTAGTCTTGCGACAGAGGGGGCAATCCAACTTTCGCGCCAGACTCTGGAGAATACAGGCGGCGCAGAAAACTCGCTGGCAGCATTTGGTAAGAAGAGCATCCTGGGGCTCATCGAAGCAGATGGGGCAAATCTCCTTCTGGAAGTTCTCAATTCGCTCTCGTATACTCTTAATCTGCTCTTCCAACCGATCTATCTTCGCTTTCTGGAGGGCCAGTGCATCCTCTTTCGCCTGGGGTGTTCTATATTCATTGCTGGCCTTGAACTCATATTCGCGCTTCAGCCTCGCCAGCTCCTTCTTCCGATTATCAGTGACGGCATCCACCAGATTTGTAGACTGCTCGGCGCTAACTCCCAGTTGCTGGAGGGCCGACTGGATATCTCCAGCGTGGAGGAACGCCTGGACATCCGCTGAAATTATGCCAGCCACCAGCTGGTGGGAAATTGGCGCCCTACAAAGAACCGTGTGGCGATAGATAGGTGGAAGAGAAATGGACTCGGCGATGAAGCCTGTGCTGCAGCGAAGAACAAGATGCCCTCTGAGAGGATGATTCGGCAAGAGGATGCGTCGCAGGAGAGTAAGTGATACAACGTGGTATCGGTAGGTATGATAAGGCTGTCTTGAGAGATAATTTGGCCTGAACTGCTCTACAAAATCGGGATGAAACGTTGAATTCGGCGAGAATACGCAGTTATGTAACATATTATAACCTACCCAGAGATTGACACTGGGATAGAGAAGATTCGGCCATGATGCTGAAATAAACCACATGAACTTGGTATGTGGGAGCGGAACCGACCCAGACATATGAATTGAATCCACTTCGTCTATATAGACGCGATTAAAGCGGACATCAATTACTTTCAAAATAAACTCCTTATAAAGCGTATTTGAAATCAGAACCACATCTGCCTCGTTAAGACTCTTCCAGAAGGCTCCTTCCAGGCTCCGCTTCGTCGTCACATAGAATGTATTCAGATTCGTCTGGTCTTTTATATAGGTGGACCACTGGCGAAAAAGAGTATGGGGGACAATAATAAGAGACGCGGAACACTCTGATAAATCTGTTGTAGTATTCTCCATGCTATATAAATAATGACTTGATGGTATCGACAGTTTCGGCATTTTGGGGGAAAAAGCTGTCGCTGCCTTGAGCTGCGCAATGTGTGAGAGAACGGTGAGACTTTTACCCACTCCTACACCGTCGCCTAGAATGGCCCACGAACTGAAGAGGATTTGTCCAGAAATATCCCAGCCCGTTGAAAGCCGCTTCTCGTGATCCAGCATTGCCTGTGTCGCCGCCGCCTGGTGAGCACGGAGCGGGACTTTCAGATGGGGGCTCGTGATGTTGACCCGCGGCGAATCCGATGTTAATTCGTTAACATAGGCCTGGTTAAGTATTTTTAATGCAACAGTGCTCTGTTCTGTAACAAACAAAGAACTCATCTAAGATGGGTTCTTTGTTTATCGTTTAGACTGGCCAAGGTGTGCGCTTGTTAAGGTGTTTGCTTAGGCAGTCGCAAAAAAAGTCCGCAGCTCTCCATCGCGTATGAAATCCTTCAGCTTCATACTCGTCTTCTTGACAAAAGGATTCGGTTCATCGCGCATCTTCTTCTTATCAAATGTATTCTCCGTATGGCTCATTACAAGCATGACCTTCTTAGGGTCGAGTTGTAACATCGGGTGTTTATAATTGTCCAAGTATGAACGCTCCTCTGCATGCGTGACCTCCTCATCATAAAGGTGTGTAGATGCATATGAGCGTCGCCAGGCCATTGTTCCATTTGTGGCGTGATTCGGGTGATACGGTCCCAGCTTGTAGATTTCCTTGATATCAGAATAATACATATAGATTTCCGAGCTGCCAGCGAGTTCATATTTGGGATTCTTCTTGAATGCCTGAACTACTGCATGGACGCGCTCTGGAAAATAGAAATCATCATCGTCCATCGCCACAATAATCTCGCCCTTTGACTCTCGGTTCAGACGATTCCTCTTTGCGCCAATATTCTTCTTTTCATCCTCATACAGATACCGAAAATTTGTGAGTTTATCTTTAGCTTCGGAGAAAATGTCCTCAACCCTGTCCGATCCGTCATCAAGAACAATCCATTCCATCCGATCTTTTGGATAGGTCTGTGAAAGAAAGCACTGAATAAGTGATGGTATAAACCGTCTCCTATTGTATGTCGGTGTAATGACCGATACAAAAGGAAATTCAACATCGCGCTGTGTGGAGGGCGGCATTGTCTATATATTATACGCCACTTCCGATTAAGCCCACTTTCGCCGCCGCTGCGGCCATAGGCATAGGCATAGGCATAGTAGCATATGCTGCAGGAACGGTCGCAGCATATGCTGCAGGAACGGTCGCAGCAAGAGCATTCTGTTGCGCCTTTGCCATAATAGCAGCTTCAGGCAACGCAGTCGCACCAGTCACTGTCGAAACAGGGAGAGGCGTAACGAGGGTGCTCGCGCCAGTGTATACAAAAGGATACAAGAGACCCGCCATCACCGGATTTAGAACAGGTCCTTCAATAAGAGGCGCTAACACCGCGTGATAAGCACCGCCACCTCCACCTGTATATCTCATAAGCGCAAAGATGAAGGCGATTGGAAAAAGGAGAGTTCCATAGACAAAATAATAGAATCGCATATAGACCGGTGTAGATATCATAGCATTACTTGACATGGATCCACCCCACAGTGCCAGAATCGCAATAATAAGATATAAGAAATACATCTTAAATTGGGTCCAAATACGTCCAGCAAGTCTGGTCACCGAGAATTTTTGATTTGCAACCTTCTCTTTTACAGCAGCAGTCTTTTCCTCGGCCACCGCAACCTTTTTTTCCTTTGCCTCCGTCTGCGCCTTCTTAACAATAGCCTGTATCTTTGTATCCACTTCATCCTTTTTTGCAGCAATTGTATTCGGCGTCGAACCAGCTGCACCTGTTGTGAAACTTTTCGCCTCTGCAAGAAGACTATCTAGCGACGCTTTCGTATCAGCACTAACTCCGGGAATCTTGCTTAAAATATCTTGCGTTTGATTCCCTTTCGTAACAGTGTCAGTTAAACTTCCTAGACTACTTGCCGCTCGGGCACGATAGTCGGCCGCCAACTTATCTGCGTTTGGATCATACATGGACGCAAACATTTTGTTTCCAAGTAAACTTGTAACCGTGTCCATCTGATGACGACGGATATTTTACAGCGCATACTTGAGACCACCCATTCCAGATGCGACCTCAAAGAAGTTGATATTTTCCACATAGATTGTTAAATCATACGTATAGGTCGTGCCAGACGGAAGCGGGTAGACATCCACCTCAATCTGAAAATTGCGAACACGACTTGAGTTAATACTTCCAGAGGGCTGCGCACTTGGGCTCGTCAAAGAAAAAGTATAGACAGGGACAATCGTCCTCGGAAAACCCGTAATATATTTCCAAGGCACAATCTTTGTAAAATAATCTATCGGCTTCTCCTCCTGTATTTCATTACCATCACAAAGGACACGAAGTGCGCGAATAATACCCATTTGCCCCTGCGGCACGAAGATACCCGAGGCATATGCGGTCGTATTTATCGGTGTTTGACCAGGTGTGGGACTGTAAGGAGGATACGGAAAATTCCACCAGTTTGTAAGATTCGCGAAGTCATTACGCGCCACCACGTCAGATCGCCGATTCACAATCAGAAGGCGCGTAATTGGATTGTGTGTTTCTAAATCTAAAAGCTGACGATTATAAATACCTTCAAATGAATAGGGTGTGACTTGATACATTATATAAGAGAGTGGTGCTGTGGCAAATATTCGTTGTTCATCCGTCGGTAGATAAATATAAGTAGACTGGATACGGGGATTTAAGAACCACGTATTTATTGCAGGCGGCGTGACACCCCAGTCGGTTAGAAAGTTGCGAATCTGACCACTGAGATCAGTGACCTGGCCATATGCAGGGATATTCATACGAATATCCTTTGTGCCAGCATCCATGCGATAATCGGGGGCAACGCGGAACCCAGATACATCCAGATAGGTATAGAGTCGCCGTATCGGATTCAGCGTGAGCTGGACCTCGCACTCATGAAATTGTAGACCAACGAGTGGAAGTGCCTGCGTTGTCGAATCTGTAAACCAGAAGGTAAGAGGAACATGAATATCCTGACCAAAAATGGAGGGCCTGTTCACCTGCGTCGTTGCTGACGCGGTCGGGTCACGGAATACGCTCGGATAGCCGGTGGCACTCGTGCCACCTGCATAAATTCCCTTTGACGGGTCTGATATTTCGTTAGTATCGCCGATTAGATCGCGCCACTTCTCAAACATGTCTAGGTCATAATCGGCGAGGGCCTTCGTCATAAGATAGGTCCCGTCAAACTCCTGGATTTTCTGGCCACCCACGAAGAAGGCCGCACTCTTAATGATCGCGGCACCAAGATATCTGACCCACTGGAACTGAAACTGCGATGTCCGCGCGGGCGAAGACGTAATATTTTTACTATAAATATCGGGCACTCTGAAGCTAAAATACATGTCGGACAGGAGATCTCCGCTCCGCTGAATCTTTGCCCGTAGTTTGATTTCATTGTCGAACGACAGTTCATTTGGCCCCTCAAGCGCCGTTGTGACACTCTCCATGGAGAAGTGACTGTAACGACGAAAGGTCTTGTAAAAGTATGTCATTTGCGGATTTCCAGAGAGGAGTATATTCTGAGCTCCATAAGCCACTAAACTGATGAGTCCTCCGCCCGTCATTCTCCCTTCTTGTTAGAACATCATTCTTAAGCTGTGACCAGGCTAAGAATCTTGTTTATGAAAGAGCTCTCTACGAGTTATACGATGACGTCCACCATGTGTCGGCTAAGTAGGGAGGGAGCTCCTGCGCCGACGTTTTTCTTTGCTTAGATGGGCCTGCATGGTAGAGGGTCTGAATCTCCGTAAAGGATATCGCATACCGGGTATAGATGAACTCGCTCATCATCCCCTTGAATGCGCCGTTCACCTGAAGTGTTTTTCCATTAAGGGCGGGTGTCTGCGAGTTGAGAGTAAAGTTTGCGCCTGAAAAGAGGATAATATCCTGGTAATTAATGTAGGGTAACGTGTTCTCAAAGCGAAGCTTGTTGACAAGGTTTCCATTGATGTGGACCTCAAGACCACCTTTGCGGCAATTCAGAACTACGTGGAACCACTTGCGAATAGGAATATTCGCCACATCCACGAAAGCATAAGGATTCTCATATGTATTCATCACGACACGCATGGCATTTGTAGATCCCTTGATAAAAACACCGGGACCCATGAGAGGCCATACACATCCATATCCCTTGTGCCATACATGGTGAAGAACATCGGAGCCTGTGTCAAAGGTCGTTGAGTTCACGTAGAGATAGAAGGAGTATGCGAATTCTGAGCCACTCGGCTCGTTATTAGAGGGGAGAATTTGCTTTGCATCAGCATACTTAGAGGAATCCTGGTGAATAACCAGCGCCTTTTCGTCGGCGTTTGCCGTATAATTCATTAAATGCTGGAAGCGGGTCGACATTGTCTTTGATGCCGTGTAAATACCCTCGCTCGTAAAGAAGAGTGTGACCGTTATAAGGATTAAAAGAGTCCCAAGCAGAATCTCGCCAACTGGCGTTTTTCCTGAAACAGTATCTACTAAACCCGGACTTGCTTGCGGATACGAGGCCATCTACCGGTAACAATCATTTTTGTGAAAAATAATTGTAAACAATAGTTCTATACTTTAAGTCATTTAATTACTGCTGACTCTTAAAAAGCCCAGTAAAATAGGCCCAAGGATCCAGTGACGCACCTGTGGGACCCGCCTGATACATTCCATAGATCGCGCTGGGATTCAGCGAATAATTGTATGTAGAAACCCCACTCACATACCCGTCAAACCCACCCCTGTCAACAACTGTGACCGACTGACCTGTTGGGTCAACCTTGTAGAAGCTCGGGAGAACACATGACCGCGCCAATTTTCCGTCCAAATATACATCGCATGTGCGTCCATTGATACAGACCGTTACCTGAATCCAGCGCTGCATATCAATCTCATCAATATCGCACATGGGTTGGACAGTCAGTGCCCCATCAAACTGGAGAGGCTTGAAGAACAGCTCCTTGTCGGCATTCGTGAGGCCAATGCCATTAACCGATGAACCGGACGCATCATTTGTGAGGCCAATGCCATTAACCGATGAACCTGACGCATCCTTAGTATTAACGCGGACCGATAAGGAATTCTTCGTGGATCCGAGCGCGACGAGGAGGGTGGCAAAGTTGGTGCCGCCAAGCTCAAGAACGTGCTTGCGGGTTCCCTGTTTGTAACTCCAGCCAGAGACATATACCCAGAAGTTGACACTATACTCTCCACCCTCATAGATCTGGGCCTGATTCGTATACTTTTTTACACCTTGATTTGCAGAGAGTTTTCCGCTCTCAACTGTCACACCATTGCTGGTGCTTGTGCCATAGAAAAACCCAAAACTGTAGTAAACTATGACGAGCGCAATAACAACCACAAGCAGATTTATGAAGCCGGTAAGGATGTCCATCTACTATTATTAGGCATAAGAAGTTTCCCAATCAAGCCATGGTTGCGCGGGACGAACAGTAGGCCCTGGAAAACATCCACCCGTAGGACACAGAGAGGGTAGAGCAACACCTCCAGTGACCGGCGTATTCGCATCCGCTGGCAGAGTCACATATGGTGCGCCACGAGTATCACTGAGCTTACTATATGTGGCAGAGACCTCGGACCCCGAGATAGTATCTCCTTTAAAGTCAAAGCCAGCGCCATATCCACTAAAGGCGGAATTTCCTGCTATAATTCCTGTTGTATCTGCAGTCATCGCAATATTGAAAAGAGTCTTCTGGGATAAAACAAGGGCGTCATTATAATAGACGTCAAATCTGCGACCTTCGCGGGAGATTGTAATCATTACCCACTTTTGCGTTGGAATCGGCGGGAGAGTGAGAAATTCAAATACAGACTGAAAGTTCGCCCTTGAACCGGATGCATCAATTATAAGAGGGTTTCCACTCGCGTCCACTGTTGTCTTCGTGCGAACCGCGAGTTGTGTCATCGCCTTACCCTGGCGGCCCGCATCTGGAGCCGGAAGAATCTCAAGAAAACACGTATCACCAATCGTCATAAGAGGTGCGTATCCATTTCGCTGGCATCCGTCGCAGTTGTTTCCAACACCACAGTAGCAAGTGTGAAATCGCCCATCCTCACATGAGGGATTACCAGGTGTATTACATGTGATTGCTGTGGGTGTACGCTGGAGAGGTGTGACATAGAAGAATCCCTGGAACGTGGCGGATCCTGTCTGTTCGAATGTTTTTACTTGGTTAGCGTCAAATACTGCAGTCTTCTTTGATAAATCATAGGGGCCCAGATTTGACGCATTCATCTGAGCCGCCGGCACAAAATACAGTACTGAGAGTATTACAACTGTCAGTATTGCTAAAACGTATACCCACCAGACCATTCTACCGTGATATCTATAAAATAAAGAAGCTCAAGAGCTTCGTTAATAGATAAGTAGCAACGTTACACTGTATTCTTAAAGAAATCCGCCGATGTAGAAACGAGCGACTGGAGTTCAGACGCCATAAGCGCTCTCGGCCAATAGTAAAAGCTTCCAACCTGGACAGCACTCGCAACCGAGGCCGGTGGGGGCCAGAATTGAGTATCAGACCTGATTGGTGTTCCCTTTAGAACCGTCGTCGCATTGAGTTTTCCGTCAATATAGACTTCAATGTAGTTGGGCATGAAGGCAATAGAGAGACGGAATGGTGTTCCCTGTGGAATATTCTTAATCGGTGGAAGCGGTTCGCTTGTAAACACAGATGCTGCCGCGTCGCTAGTGGTCATCGCATATATATTCAAATCGTTCGTTGAGCTATCAATATATGCCATGATATTTGTAGTGGGGAATATAGACTTAAGATCTGACGTCTTTGCAGAGGCTAGCATGGTAACCTCCGCGGCCGATCTATAAAAGAGGACACGTGGAGCCGTAATTGGCTGGTAGGTGGCCGGCACCAATACATCAAATGATATAGTATAGTCGCATGATTTAGGATTTACAATTGTTGTCTTCGTTGCGTGGGTTGCAGGTGCATCTGTCCACGCGGTCTCCTTATCTTGTGACGTCGATATTCCTATAATACCTTTATCATAGGGGGATAGACTGAAGACAGGAGTTATCGTAAAATGGACAAAGACTAACAAAAGGAAGATAAAAAAGACGGCGGCGCTCAGATAGAAAAGATATGTTATTGCTGTTCCTATCAGTTGGCCACTTGGCAATGTCGGCAGTTTAGGGAGTGCTATGGATCCCAGCGCAATGGAAGGAGCAGCAAGAACAGGGGCGACTTGTTTTGGAGGTGGAGGTGGAGGTGGGGCGGCGCCCTGCCGTCTAGTAAAAAGCTTTGAGGCCGCGTCCATTCTTGTATCCTCTTAGATTTTCTCTCCTCTGGTTACAAACCAAAGAACAGAACCAACGACAAGAGTTGCGGTGGCTCCTGCGAATAATCCCTGAATTCGTGCCCGCATATCCGCCTCCGCAAAATCTGCCGTGCTCCAGAGCGGAGTCCGTGCGCGGGCACCAATTCGTTTATAATACTGAATGACCTCGGCTTCCGAGAAGATAGGCTTCTGTAAAGATGAATTGACCTCATTATGTAAGTCAATTGTCCACTTTAGAAGGTCCTGTCTTCTATCTAGATACTGTGTTACAGGTTTTATTGCTGTATGCTGGACATAGTGCTTTCTACAGATATCACATGGTATCAAAAATGCAAGCGATTCAAAAAACTCTTTCGCAGCCTTTTTATGCGCATAACTCGGCTTTTCGGGGTATCCAAGTGCAACAATGTGAATCGTATGCCAGAAGAGGGGGCCCCATACTTCGGGGGGCATTTTGACTTTCATCTCTATTAACGGGTATTCTTTGTAATCGCTATGTTTAACCGTAATGTCGTTATCACTGTAGGAACAGGTCTAAACAAATAATCACTCATTTTATCAGTGGTGTTAGGGCATGTATGCCAAAAAACAATTATGTACTAACTGTGGTCAAATTGGTCATGCATTTCGCAGTTGTCTGGCACCTGTCACAAGTTACGGAATGATACTTTTTCGCGTAAAGGGTGCGTGGAATCAAGCACAGCTCCTTCTTCAGAATGCAACTAGTCTGAATGGGCTTGATACATATCAGCCTAATATCGAGTATCTTCTCATCCAGAGGAGAGACAGTCTTGGATTTGTTGACCTTATGAGAGGAAAATACAAGCTTCAAGAAGTGGATTATATTTGTAAGCAGCTATTGGGGACAACAAAGGAAGAGCGCAAGCGTCTCTTAACTGTCCCATTTGACGAGCTCTGGTGTGAACTCTGGGGAATTACGACCGACCAACAGGGGCAGAGTTATAAGTCCGAGAAGGAATTTTCGCGTGTGAAGATGGAGACGCTCCGTGCTGGATATCTGCACGAGGCGACGGGGGAGACGGTGTCATTAGAATCTTTGATTGAGAAAACCCCGTGTATGTGGGCAACGCCAGAGTGGGGATTTCCGAAGGGGCGACGGGATTTCCGCGAGTCGGATTTTCAATGCGCACTTCGCGAAGTGAAGGAGGAAACTGGGCTGACAGAGGTCGATATCTGCCCCATTCGCAACTTACATCCGATCCAGGAGTCTTTTTTTGGCAGCAATAATATTCACTATTGTCACAAGTATTTTGTCGCATATGTGCCATCTCAAGGTGATATCATCATGGACCGCTCAAACGAGCACATGTCTAGAGAGGTCGGAAATATTGGGTGGTTTTCGCTGGATGGCGCTCTAAGTATGATACGCCCTGAGAATGTAGAGAAGAGGGAGATTCTCTTGAAGGCGAGCAGCCTTCTCCGAAACTATTGCCCTCTCCGTCTTTCTATCGCATCTTAAAATGAATCTTCATTGTAGATGTCTTCACTCTGGGACAGGTGGGATACAGAAACAGATCCGCAGAAGAGGGCAGCACTTTATGACACTCTTACACTTCGTCACGACCCGCCGCTATTTCCTCGCTTCTCCAGTATCGGGTCGTCGGTATGGGCTTATAATGATGCAGCCATACAACGTGGGGGATCATTGCACCATGGTGGCGCAGGTGAAAAGGAGGCGCTAGATTCAACGGACGGCGCTGCGTTTTCAGACTACGTAGAGGGACAGTTCGGCTTATATCCTGACCTTGACGACCCTCGGTTTCACGAGAAACTCTTCCACAAGCTTGAGTTCGCAGAGAACAAGCAGCTATCTCTTGCGCAGCTCAAGGAGAAGGCTGACACGATTTGTAACCCAAACGCCGAGTTTGAGCTTAGTCCTGTCCAGCGGTTCGTGAGCCGCTACCTGTCGGCCCAGTGTCCCTACCAATCGGCTTTACTATATCACGGAGTAGGTGTCGGTAAAACGTGTGCTGCCATCTCTATTGCGGAGTCCTATTTACACATTTTTCCGAACAAGAAGGTGATTATTGTGGCCCCGCCGAATATTCAGCCCAACTTCCGCAGAACGATTTTTGATATTGACGCGGTCAAGATCTCGGAGGATGAGAATACACCCAATACACTGAAGGGATGCACCGCCGATTATTACCTCCGTCGCACTGGAACAGAGTTTGAGAAGGAGAAGAGCGTGATTACGAGCCGTGTTCGCGATTTTATTAATGCGCGCTACGAATTCATGGGCTACATCCAATTCCAGCGTTATATCGAGCGCGTGAAGGCGTCGGATAGATCAGACACTGCAGGCGCCCTGCGTCTAGAGTTTGAAGGTCGTCTCGTCATTATTGACGAGGCTCACAATCTTCGCGATGTTCCCGGTGAGTCCAGCGATGATAATATAGATTCGGCCGGAGGCGACGACGAGGTTGCGGATGCGGCCGCCGGCAAGAAGCTGTCGCCTACGCTGACGGAGCTTCTGGAGATTGTTCATGGAATGAAGCTTGTGCTGATGACGGCCACACCTATGTACAATAATTACAAGGAGATTATCTTTCTGCTGAATCTTCTCCTGAAGAATGATAAGCGCATTGAGCTGACCGAGTCCGATATTTTCAAACCGAATAGCGACTTTCAAGTTGGCGGCGAAGAGAAGCTGGGGAATGCGGCGGCGGCCTATATCAGTTTTATGCGCGGCGAGAACCCGCTTTCCTTCCCTGTCCGTCTTTTTCCAGAGACGCTGAAGGGTGGTCGGCCCGTTCCCAAGATGGCTGCCTGGCCCGAGTTCAACCCTAAGGGCGACCCCACTGGCAATACGAGCTATGTCATGAAGCTGCCGCTCGTCCCTGTAAGCTACGAAGGAGCCTCTTTAGAAGCCTATGCATCTATCTCTAACCTGGCGAATCTGTCAGTTAGCAGCATTGATACGATGGTGCAGAGTGGAAACTGGCTATATCCTGTTGAGGGAGTGGCACCTGAGGCCCGCATTCGCGACGCCGGCTTTGATGCCTGTTTCCGCCAGAGCTCGGGTGGCTCTATTCAGTTTACCGCGACGAATGAGGATCTTGGATGGATGACGAAAGAAGGGCTTGGCGCGGTCTCGCCCAAGGCGAAGTTCATCTTAGATGCGCTCCAGGGTTCAAAGGGCGTCTCATTCGTCTATAGCCGCTTTATCAAGTCGGGTGCACTCCCTCTCGTCCTTGTGCTTGAGGCGAACGGCTATACGCCCTATGGCCGTGACACGCCAATGCTGCGAAATGGGCCCCAAGCACCAGGTGGTCGCCAGTGTGCCAAGTGCAGTCGCAAAGAGCAGGAGCACAAGGGTGCTGGACACGTCTTCAGACCGGCGAAATATATACTCTTGACGGGTCGTAATACTCTCTCCCCTAATAATGCTGCGATGGTATCAGCGGCGCGCAGTGATGCGAACAAGGACGGTGCTCTCGTAAAAGTCATCGTGGGTTCGCAAGTGGCCAGCGAAGGTATTGACTTGCGGTTCGTGCGCGAAATCTACGTCTTTGACAGCTGGTTTCACTTGAATAAGATGGAGCAGGTGCTGGGCCGCGGCGTGCGCACTTGTAGCCATTCGCTCTTGGACAAGAAGGAGCGGAATACGACGATTTATTTGCTCGTGAATGTGTTGCCTGAAGAGGATGCCGAGACTGCCGATTTATATATGTATCGTGTGGCGATGAATAAGGCGATTCAGATGGGCAAAGTCTCGCGTGTTCTTAAGCGGTATGCGCTTGACTGTAATCTGAACATTGACGCAATTCTCATCCCTGCTGGTTCGCTGGACCCACAGACACAAGAAGATGCGCAAGGAGCTCCGCGCCAGGTAGAGTTCAATGATACTGAATTTACTGCGATCTGCGACTGGATTGATACGTGCACATACGAATGCGCCAAGAAGATGGAGAAGCCGATTAACATTGCGACGGCCGACCGCTCAACCTATGATGAATTCAGCGCGAAGTGGCACGAGGCCGAGCTGCGCGACGCGGTTCGCGCCATCTTCCAGGAGAATGAGCAGCCTGCGTTTCGGTTTGAAGAGATACGGGAGATTATGTCCGCAATTCCGACCTCGGCACTGCGCGGTCTTCTCGCAGATATCGTCGGCAATCACTCTTTCCGCATCAAGATTGGAAAGAAAGAGGGATATATTGAATTCCGCAACGGGTATTATCTGTTCCAGCCTTATGGCCTACTCGACACCAATCTTCCTCTGTCGCTCCGTATCCAGGACTATCCTGTCAAGCGCGATTCCTTCGAGCCGATTGTAGTCCAGATTCAGCGTGCAGAGGTGGTGGCGCGCGGTATTTGGCCCGCGATACTCCAGCTGGCTGGGGCAGTTCGCAGGGGCGAAGATCCGGCGCCGGCCCTTGCTGGCGTGAATGCTGGACTGGCCGAGCGTTACACGAATCCCGCGGAACTCATTAAGGAACAGCAGCACATTTTCGGTCTTCTCTGGTTTTATGAGACGATGCGTGAAAATGAGGGGTGGCGCGCCGCGCTGGCGGAGGCGTTTCTGGGACTCGTATGGGACGAGATTCTGCGGCCGAAGGAGCAGATGGAACTGCTACAGGATGAGACAGCTCGCAGAATCGGTGGGGAGCAGTTGCTGCGGAAGGGGTCGCGCGAGGCCTTCCGTTATATAGACGGGCAGAGTGGCGAATTGCGCTATCTGTGCGGTGACAAGCCGTGTGACGTGGCGGTTGCTCGACTGTTTGACGGAGATGCTGCAGACCCTCTGAATATGCTTCAGGCGAATACGGGCACGACGGGTGCTCTATATGGTTTCTTAGTTCCCAATCTGAAATCGGGCTATTTGACATTCAAGACAACGGATAAGCCGGCTACTGTAGGCAAGGTGCCTCCCAAAGGCGGTGAATGCGAGATTGTTACGCAGATCTCCTACCATTTTACCGCACTGGTGGAGCTAGGAAACTTGCTGGCGGCAGCTGGCCTTCCCCGTTTTGGACTTACACTGGCTGAATTCCAGGGGGCCAGAAAGTTCCAGAACTCGTCGCGTGCCTGCAGTTTGAAGAATGTGATTCTGCGCTGGATGAGTCTTATGAAAGTGGGAGGTCGCATCTGGTTCTTCCGCCCGGTTGCTGCTTATAAGTCAAAGCACCAGGTTCTGGCGAACAAGCCTAAGAAGGTTCGTGCGAAGAAGGGTGCGGTGGCGCCGGCAGAAGAAGGTAAGGAGGAAGTGTAGATATGTCTTCCAGGGAATCCTCCTCGGAGCCTCGTCGGATACCTTTCAGGGAATCCTCCTCGGAGCGGATACCTTTCAGGGAGTTCACCCTTCTCCCACTGATGGATGCAACATTACTTGACGAAGATAGCTACGAAGGCAATCCTCATTTAGTAGACAAGGCTCTCATCCTCGGACGCGATCCAAAAACAATCAAAGAGGCTCTGTATAAGGCAAAGGCCGTCTATATTCACGCCGCATCGTTCAACACATGGTCCGACATCTTGATGCTACTTCACAAACAGCGACCTCTCCCTCTTCGTGTTGTTCTTATATCAGGAACAGATTGCTGGCTGGACAATTCGCATATGGAGCTAGTTTCTTCTGTCCTCTCAAATACACACTTCTTCATACGCAACTGGATGGGCGACTTACCCAACTGCACAGTGATGCCAATCGGAACCATGGGTATTTATGAGGGTGAGTATGATAAAAACGAGAAGAAATATATGTTTGGGATTTCGTATGTCAGCAATAATAGTCCTATGCGCCAAGAGTTCTATGATTACTTGGAAACTGGGCCAAGTATTATCAAGTATAGAATGCCCAAATGTGAAGAGCAGGAGTTTTACGGGAGACTTGCGAAACTCCGATTCTCTGTATGCCCAATGGGGGCCGGATTTGACACGCTCCGCTTCTGGGAGTCTCTTACATTAGGCTGTATTCCCATCGTAAAAGATGACCCGTTTTATGATATTCTTGTTCGCCAATATCCCGGCCTTCCTATGATACGTGTGAAGAGTTGGGAAGACCTTCCCGATCTTGTAGATAGGCTTACAGAGGAATTATATGAAGAGATGGTGGATAAGGCTGATATATCCTGTGCTTGGGCTTCTTACTGGCTGCCTAAAATTGAGTCTTTATGTAAAGAAGAAGTAGGCAATGGAACACACAGCATTATTTGAAGAGCGCGCAAGCCTCACCTCCCGCGATTTGCGTGGAGAGATTACAGATATTGATGGGCTTCTTCTCCAGAAGCTTAGCACACGCATGGAGAATAAGTGCTCACGCCATGGATTTGTTCTTCCTGGGACGATGAAGATTCTGTCTCGCTCTATGGGCTATATTGAGAAGGGTCGTTTTACGGGTGACATCATCTTCCACGTGCAGGCTGAGGCGAAGGTTCTGAACCCTCCCGCAGGATTTACGCTGGAGGGTGTGGTGATTCGCAAGAATAAGATGGGTATGTATGTCTCTTATAATGATGCGATTCGCATTATTCTTCCCCGCGATCTTCACACTGGGGACGAGGCATTCGAGGCTATTCCGGTTGGCGCGAATGTGAATGTGGAAATCCAGAAGTCCCGATTCCAGGTGAATGATGCATATATTCTGAGCGTTGGACTGTTTCGTGGGCTTGCTACTGCTGTTGCTGCAGAGGCTGCTCCTGCAGAGGATGCTCCTGCAGAAGCTGCTCCTGCAGAGGATGCTCCTGCAGAGGATGCTCCTGCTAATGCCGCTTCCGTTAATGCTGCCCCCGCTAATGCCGCTTCCGTTAATGCTGCCCCCGCTAATGCCGCTTCCGCTAATGCCGCTTCCGTTAATGCTGCCCCCGCTAATGCCGCTGCTTCTCCAGCTTCCGAGGTCTCCGACGCCGAGGGGGACCTTGAGGTTATCAACAACGCGGAAAGCAATGCCTCGTAATGAAAGAAAATCTAAGTAGAATATGGAGGCACAGGAATATGAAGAGAGAAAATTACTTCTAGAAGAACTGAAGCGTCTTGTTAAAAGCGAACAGGAGGCTATTTTTCGCCTTCTAAAAAGCGAAAAGGCTGAATACAGTGAAAACAGCAACGGCATCTTTTTTGATGTATGCAAACTACCCACACCCGTCTTTAAGAAAATGAAGGAATATATCGTTTTCTGCTGTAAGAATCGCGACGAGTTTACACAGCGCGAAGAGGAAGAGCGTAAGGCACAGGAGGTTATTGACGGAACAGTCTAAACATTCGGCGCAGATATACTATAAAGATGCTTGATCAGGTAAAATCATGGATTGTAACGAACCCCTCTAGAGACGCAAGTGTCGCCCCTATAGAGATTCGTGTGAAAAGCGACACCGGCGATGTTTCGGCAGAGGCTATCAACGCACCAGGCGGTTGTATCGCAACCCCTCTGGATCCTCCCGGCCCAGTCTCTTTCTACCTCTGGCACACGGACCCCCTCTACAGAGGAGGTGGCCTGCTTCTCCGTCGCCAAATCCTCCGCGAGACTCTTGTCCAAATCGCAAAACTCATTGAGACGGACTGTAAGGGGCACCACTGGCGCCGCAGCAAGATTCTGGAGCAGCTCGCAGCACAGCAGACGGCAGCCGTCTCACCGCCTCAGGATACGATTGAGCTAGACGAGGCACTCTGCTTCGTTCTCGGTTACCAGAAGATCATAGTCGACGAGGCGCACAAGAAGATTCTCCATTTCCCCTTAAACTTCCGCCAATGGACGTCCGAGAGACCAGTATGGGCATCGGCCCTCGGCACACGGTGTGTTCTCCATCTTCCGGGCGAGAAGCATCTCAGCGCAGGACTCGGCATATGGGTTACCGGGCTAGAAGAGGAGGGTTGGCGCGTGGGCTGGCCAGTTCCTGATGAGAAGCTGGACGAGCTGAAGCGTCGCTGCCAGGCTGCGGGCCTCGTGCCTAGAGCTGAGAAGCCGAAGAAGGAGGACTATGCAGTTCTTCTTGGTCGCTCTGAAACAGTTGCTCATCTACTCTCCGAGTTTCCCTAAACGGTTTTCCCCTAATTTTGAAGGTTCTCCCGCCCAAAGGGAACTCTATCTAGGAGAATAGGATGGAACTCAATTCCGCTGAGGTCACACATTTGCGGAAGCGCATAGAGGATTGGCTCGTATCTCCTAACCAGGAGCTTGAGGCAACCTTTGGCGTAGACGGTAAAGTAGATGTGACTACGTTTCTTACAGTTGCAAAGCGGTTAAGGGCCAGGGGGTATCGCTCCATCGCACAAGAGGATCGGATGACGATTACGACACCTGACCATGTTCGTTTCAGTCTCCAGGGACTCGGCACAATCCAGGAGTATTGCAAGGACGACGTGCTCGCTGGCAAGAACTTCATCACGCTCATCAAGGACCGCACTGTTCCCGACGCGAATGTTGACCTCGTAGACTACGATGTGCGCGTCAAGGTTCGTCGTGAGATTGGTCTTGCAAACGATGACGCCAAGGTTCGCGACCTCTTTGCGAGCTGGAAGCAGCAGAAGAAGGCATTCCGCGTGATTCGTCGCTGGACGTTTGAGGGAGAGGGTCTTGTGCTTGACCTCTCCATCGTTCGGAGCACAGGGCGCGACGCAAACCGCAACTACCGCTGGATGCGCCTCTTCAAGGATCAGGATGTGATGGGTTCGCCGCCCGAGTATGAGATTGAGGTAGAGCTTGCGCGTATAGAAGGCGATACGGTGGACTCGGCTCTGAAGCGGCTTGTGAAGGGTGTAGGCGAGGTCCTGCGTGGAATCCAGAAGCACACGTTCCTCATGCGCAAGTCCGTGCGCGACAAGGTTCTGCGTGGCTATAAGGACCTCACTGGGACGGATCGCTTCCGTGGCGTTGCACCTGTTACAATGGAAATGCCGAATTTCCTCAAGGACCGCGACGACGGTGTTCCGAATATCCGCAACGGCTATAATGTGACAGACAAGGCTGATGGTCTGCGCGTTATGGCGTTCTGTGACACAAAGGGCGAGCTGTTCATGATTGACATGAGTCTCAACGTCTACAAGACGGGTCTGATGAATCAGGCGTGCCGCCTGTCTCTCCTAGACGCGGAGTGGATTACGCAGACGAGGGACGGCCGCGCCGTGTCACAGCTCCTCTTCTTTGACATTTACATTGATGTTGACAAGAAGGATGCGACAGGTCTTCCCTTCTATAGCCGAGAGGCCTCTGCAGAGACTCGGTATTCTAGCATGAAGCGGTGGATTGCGACGTGGAATGAGAAGACGGTGGTGGGCGCAGGCATCACGGCCGCCACGAAGCTCCAGGTCATTCTGAAGAACTTCTTCTTCGCGGAGGAGGGCGATTCGGCCATCTTCCTGGCCGCGTCGCAGGCACTGAATATCAAGGGCATCTACAACACAGATGGTCTCATCTTCACGCCAAACGCGAAGCCGATTCCCAAGGCGGCGGCCTTCCTAGACCAGTTCAAGTGGAAGCCCGCCCACGATAACACGATTGACTTCTTGGTGAAGTTTGAGAACTACACCGACAGTAAGGAGGAGAGAGTGACGGTGGGTGTGAAGCCGGATTCGGGTGAGACGTTGACCTACAAGACGCTGCGTCTTCTTGTAGGTAGCAGCACTGACGCGATGTTTGAGAATCCTCGCGCGGCTGTGCTCGAAGGGGTCAGACCTAAGCCCGCATCTCGCAAGGGTGCGGCTTACAGGCCTGTTCCTTTCAATCCTGCAGACTATGCCGATACGATGGCGAGCGTCTGCTATCTACAGATGGAGACGGACCCTGATACCGGTGAGAACTATGTTCTGACAGGAAAGTCCAAGGAGCCGATCCAGGACAAGAATATTGTGGAGATGGCATATGACCCTGCGCAGCCGCCTGGATGGAGATGGCAGCCTCTGCGTGTGCGCATGGACAAGACGGAGCGTATGCAGCGCGGCATTCTTGGGCGCACGCTCAACAGTAGCCAGACGGCGGAGAGTGTATGGAACAGTATCCACGACCCTATCACGGAAAGCATGATTCGGTCAGGCTCGGAGACGATGGGTGAGGCGGAATCAGAGGCGCTGGATGCGGAGAAGGAGGCGTCTGCCGCGGCTCGGCGCAAGTATTTCGAGCGGACGGCGACAGAGGCGGATCTACGGGTCGTGAAGGGTATGCGCGATTTCCACAACAAGATGATTAAGGAGCGCGTCCTCTATGGGGCGGCGTTCAAGCAGAAGGGGAAGACAGTGCTGGACTTGGCGGTGGGCAAGGGTGCGGACTTGCAGCGGTGGCGGCGCGGCGGCGTCTCCTTCGTTCTTGGATGCGACAATGCCGGCGACAACATCACGAATGCGGAGAATGGCGCTTATAGGCGCTATTTGGAGACGGTATCGAAGGCGCCGCCTGGCTCTGTTCCCACGATGATCTTCGCGATTGCGGATTCGAGCAAGCGGCTGATTGATGGAACTGCAGGCGAGACAGAACAGGAGAAGGATATCTTGCGGAGTGTTATGGGCCGGATTAAGCCGAGTGGTCCCGTCCCCCCCTTCGTGGAACGGGAAGGCACGGCAAAACTCAAGACGGGCGCGGATTGTGTAAGCTTAATGTTCGCTATTCACTACTTCTTTGACAAGAAGGCGACGTTTGACGGGCTTCTCCAGAATATCGCGGACGGTCTCAAGCTGGGTGGCCTCTTTATTGGATGCTGCTTTGACGGAGAGAAGGTGTTTGATTTGCTCAAGACAACGCCGATGGGTGGCCGGCGGACGGGCATGTATAAGGAGAAGTTGTTGTGGTCAATTGCGAAGCAGTATGACGCGGAGGCAATTCCAGAGGGCGACGATGCCTTTGGTATGGGAATTGACGTGGAGTTTATCAGTATCGGCACATCTCACCGCGAGTATCTAGTGCCGTTCAAGCTTCTTCAATCCAAGATGGCGGATATTGGCTGCGAGTTACTAGATGATAAGGAGTGTGCGGAGCTGGGGCTCAAGACGAGCACTGGCCTCTTCGGCGCGTCTCATGACAAGGATCGTTATAAGATGAATGATGCGGTTCAGCAGTTCTCGTATCTGAATCGGTGGTTTATCTTCAAGCGGAAGACTGAGAAGGTGGCCGCGAGCGAGGAGGCCGCCGCGCCTGTGACAGCAGCGACGGCGAAGAAGTCAAAGATTCGCATTGTATCCTCTTTGACTGCGCCTAAGAATGTTGCTTCTGTCGCTGCACCTGCTAATGCCGCTAATGCTAATGCCGCTAATGCTAATGCCGCTAATGCTAATGCAGCAGCACCTGTCGCTAATGCTGCTAATGCTAATGCAGCTGCACCTGTCGCTAATGCAGCTGCACCTGCTGCTAATGCCGCAGCACCTCCTCTTCCTGTGCTAGCCCCAATCTCAGATGCGGTTGCTAAGCCAGCAGTTGCCGCGGACCCTCTCCGAACGATAGCTGTTGCATCCGACGCAGCCCCCAAGGCATCCGAAATCTTTGGCGCCGGCGAAGTGTTCCAGTTCTACTCTCGCGCGGCTCTTCAGGATAAGCTCAAGATTGGAGACAAGAGCGCAGGTCGCTGGCTGGCGCCCAATGCGCCGTTCCCCCTCAAGGATGGGGATACCATCTATCCATCTCTTGACCACTACATAGGTGGAATGATGTATAAGCTTGCGACTACAATCCCGCAGACGGGTATCAGTCTGTTCAGTCGCAACGGCTCAATCCACCAGCAGTATGTGGGCCAGCGGCTCACGGAGACTGATGGCGGCACGAAACCTCTTCCTGAGGACCGCGACTATGCGCTCTTAGAGGATGAGTCAAAGGATGTGAAGGCGGCAATGCGTGCCGCCACAGTGAAGAAGTATAAGGGCGTCTTTGATGAGGCGAAATGGGCGACTGCGAAGGACCAAGTTCTCCGCGACGGTCTCACGCAGCGATGGGAGACGGATGCACGCCTGCGGCGTATTGTGGAGGCGGTGCGGAACCAGGGGAAGATCCTCTTGTTCTACACGCCTGGTGCGGCGACGAATATGGGCGGCATCCGTCGCGATGACGGAACAATCGAAGGGGACAACAAGGTGGGTGAGATTCTCATGAGCCTGGCAAAATTTCCTGGGAAGATATAGAATGAAACGTCAATCTCGTAGACGCTTAACCCGCAGAAGAAAACAGAAGGGTGGAGCAATTGATTGTAAAGTTATTGTTTTTTCTAAAGAAAAACTTACCAAGAAGACAGCGGATGATTTTAAAGAACTCTTAGAAAAACTTTCTAAAGGAAAAGTTAGTCTTGAAGAGGGTGGTATGTATAAATTTATGTTTGTTGGAGAAACCGGACTTCCTTCTAAGTATCATGAGGAATCAGAAGAAACCGTATTTGTTATAGAAACCCCCCCTGATTATTTAATAGTTAAAAATAAAACAAATGCTAAGCTTGATAGCGCCTTGACAAAATTAGAATATGAAATACGTGATAATATGGGTTCTATACCTCTTAAGCTCATTCCACCCAGTCATGGTTTATATAATCCCGACGGACAACTATTTTATGTGGGTATTATGCCAACTTAGAGTCCATACACTCCCATAAGAGTGCGATACTGTTTGGCCCACGCCATCCAGTTATTTAGAGAAACGCCCGACTGTTGAATCGCCCGTTTTTCTATGAGCTCAAAGAGCTTGAACTGCATTCCTATATTCACAGACCCATAGAGGGCTGGAAGGTCAGTATATGCTGGCTCTATCATTCTCGCAAGACGTATATTCACATCATGATGAAGATCCCAGAGCCATCTTGTTATCCAGCCTTTCAGCTGGTTGTAAGGTAAAGTATGAATACTTGAAACAGGATGTTCTTGTATCCATTTTTTGTAATGATCGCGGCAGACATCGCAAGGGAGCATAGGGCCGGTTGCTTGTAAGAGAGCAATCCAGGCACGCCGCTCATCTGCTTCAAAGAGGGGTGATACAATCTTACCAACCTTCTCTCCCAGACCATGAAGAATGGTCCAGACAAATGTTCCCCACTCTTTATTTTCAGGATATGCGGGCCCAGGTATCTGACACGCGCACGGCATCTAGAAGAGCTCCCGAAGTGTCTTTTTTGTTTCTGGCGCGGCGGCGCAGCGCGGCCCAGTAAAAATGAATGCGGCGGCTGGCTCCAATGTAGTTCACCATGGATACTCTTCTTATAATCTCAGCGGTTCATGAGGCAGTGACAGCGTCGGTTCCCTATGATATCGAGCATATTAGTAGAGCCTTCTATTTGGCCTATACGAATCTTCCTGTTGAAGGCGCCGTAAACTGGGGCGACGATATCACCAAGCAAAAACGCTTCATGACTCTAGGAGAAGCATTCACACTTATGTCAGAGCAAACGAAAAATATGGGCGAGCGTGATCCAATTCTTGACCGGTTTATCGGACATATCGCCTCGCGGTGTAAGGTGTCATATGATGTGATTGAGGCGGGTGCGAGGGGCATCTTTAATTCATAACTAGTAGCAGAAATGAGCATCGCGGGCCAGGTGAAACTAGCAAATGCCTCCATGCTGGGAATTTTTACTTTATATTTGATCGGACGAGGTGTATCCCCCGCCGTCATTGCCATCCCAGCGATCAGCTCTCTAAAATATGTCTATCTGTCTGGAAGTGAGTCGCCAGACAGACAGAAGGCCCACTATCTCTCATGGTTCCTTACGACACCCATCATGCTCTGGCTAATTTTTTCACTGAATCATCTGTCACTGGGGACCATGACCCTCATGATTCTTCTCAACCAGCTCATGATCGCCAGCGGCTACTTTGCTGCAGTGGATTTAGAGAAGGGTAATGAGAAATCCGCGTGGAACTGGTTTTGGCTGGGCTGTTTCGCATTCCTCCCCATCGTTTACCAGCTCCTCCAGTTTTCCGAGGGCCTTCCGCTGGTAGCCCTGACTCTCGTGACGTGGTCTGCGTATCCAGTAGTCTGGTGGGCGGATGCGGAAAAATTGATAAGCAGCGATACTCGTGACGTAAGCTACTCCTTCCTAGATTTAACAAGCAAGGCTGGCATCGTCCTCTTATATTTGCGCGAGTTAAAGGCTCTGTAGATAGTTATCTAGAATGCCCTCAGACTGGCAGAGCCTTGCTCGTGTAAACGAACATGAGCGCGACAAGCATGTCCACTTTGACGAGCCTACACACATCTATACTGTGAAGGGAGAGACGAAGGGATATATCAGCGTCACGAAGTTTCTACACGAGTTCTTTCCCCACTTTGATGCAGATGCTGTGATTAAGAAGATGATGGGCGGCAAGAACTGGAATGCGCAGAATAAGTGGTTCGGCAAGACGGCGTCTGAAATCAAGGCGGCCTGGGACGAGAACGGAAAGCAGGCGAGCGGCGCTGGAACGCTAATGCACTTGTCTATTGAGCAGTATCTGAATGGCGCTGAGCACCTTGTTACGGAGGAGACGAAGCAGACGCCCGAGTGGCGCTATTTTATGAACTTCTGGCGAGATCATGGTCACGACCTTGTGCCCTTCAGGACGGAGTGGGAGGTGTGGGCCGAGGAGTATCGTCTGACAGGCAGTATTGACATGATCTTCTACCGCAAGTCCGACGATTCGTATGTGATTTACGACTGGAAGCGGTCGAAGGATATCAAGGTCAATAATGACTTCGGAGGTCGTGCACTGTATCCGCTTGACCATCTTCACGACACGAATTACTGGCACTACAGTCTTCAGCTGAATGTGTATCGCTGGTTTCTGGAGACCTACTATGGTCTTAAAATCAATGATATGTATCTGATTGTTCTTCACCCTGACAACAAGAACTACCGCCGCCTCCAGCTGAACAGGATGGACGACGAGGTCGGCATTATGATGAAGGCGCGGATGCGGGCTGTGCGAGGCGGTTGCAAGCAGAAGGTGATTATGCCGTATCCTGAGTGTGATATTACAGACTAGTCCTCCCGCTCACAGTGGATGGCTAGTCCTCCCGCTCGAGGAACTTTTTCAGTTCGCACTGGGCACATACATCCACCTCGGGAGCCACATTGCCCATATTCTCCTTGAAAAGCTTGTTCAGGCTCCTGGACTTCAGTGTATTCCTGTATTTCTTAACACGCATGTAGTCATTCGTGCTCAGATTTACACCACTCGTGCGGATTCCAGCAAGACGCTTGATATTCGCCATCTGCGGCGCCTTTCCAAGAGTGCGCGTGAGGTTATTACGGGCCCTGGTCTCCGCGAGGGCGAACTGGACCTTGGCCCTTTCCTTCGCCTCCAGCTTCACAGCCTTCTTTTCCGCCCGCGCCGTCTTGCGAGCAGCCACATTCTGCTTGAGAACCGCCTTGAGCTCAGCCTTAGCTGTGCGCCGGGCGGTCTTTGAGTTATTCGGGTTATTCACCTTCTTTACCGCCGCAATCTGGGCCTTCATAGCCTTCTGAAAGGCGCGCTCCTCATTGCGCTCAGCCTTCTTAACAGCCTTCTGCGCATTCGTCTCGGCCTTCAGCTTCGCCTTGACCTCATCACCAGCGGCCTTCTTCGCCGCCTTGAGCGCGTCCTTACCAGCCGCCTTCACAGCCGCCGCAGCCATAATATTCTTAAAAAACGCGCCCTCATTTCTCTTCTGCTTGCGAGTCTTGAGAAGGCCAGCCACCTCGGTCGCGAGCGGCTTGCGGCCCAGCTTATTTGTTAAATTCCGCACTGCGGCAGCTTTGGCATTGTTCTCCATTCTAGTAAGAGGCGTGTTTTTTACCAAGCCGCCGTCTCAGCAACGCGCCAGCCACCTTCCGCTCCGAGAGAATGAAATACTTCTGGGCCTGCTTTGGAAGGTCAGCAAACACAGGAAGCTCCCCTGTAGCCGGGTCACGCACAAGAATCGCCGGACCTGAATCAGTCAGAACAAGAATGAAATACTTGGCCGTTTCTGTCTTATACTTAAACTGCTTGAAGATGGGGGTAGGCGGATCTGTTCTTATGTCTATCTGCGCGACCGACATCTTCGTTGTCCGCATGAGCTCATCAAGCTGCGCCTCCGTAAATGCATCATCCGAGGCGGGCACAGCCCGAATCATGGCAAAGAGTTCAGCCATCGGGGCGCGCAACAAGCGCATGGCAGTGGTGGCACGGTCCTCCTTATCCAAGAAGGTCTCAAGCGGGGCAGGCAAACTCGTATCCTCATCCAGCGGCACAACCTCCTCTACCACCGCGCTGGACATTTCCTCAAAGTATCTCGGCGCCTCCTCGGTAGACCGCACCCAGTCTCCGCGCAACCGCTCATACCACGCCGCCGTGTTTTCAGGGAGAATTTCCTGGTCTCCATCCACAATCCGCCGGTCAATCGTTCCAGTCTGCGACACATCATCATCAAAGAGTTCGCGCCGCTTCTCCGCAAATCGCAGAAGTTCCTCAATGAGCTTGAAGAAGAGTAAGTATTTGATATCCACGTCTAGGTTTTCTACGACCTTGTCTTTGGGTGTATGAATAAGACACTGGCCCTCAGACCCTTTCGTATTCCAGACACAGCGGCCAGAGCAAGTGCCCCTATCCAGCGACGTGCAGTCAACGCGCTGAATTGTAGGGCGGCCCTCCGCATCCGTGTCTGAGAACCACCCCAAGACATCCTTGCTCAGATATGTATACAGCTCCTTGCGCTTCTCGGCCAGCGACGTTCTGCGAACACCTCTATCGTCGTCGCCATATATAATCTTCTCAAGCTCCTTGCGGACTTCGCCTGTATCCTCCTTCTTTGAAAGCCATTTCGCAAACGTGATTCGCAGGTGTTCAAAAATGTCCGAGAGCTCCTTGGACGTGAGAGTCTCAGCATCCCGCTTTTCTTCTTGCACGACTGCCTCGGACCGCGAGAGACCGAGAATCTGCTTGTTCATCTCCCACTCCAGTTCATCAGGAGACTTCTCCATGGCTGGAAGTGTATACTCATCCTTCACGTAAAAATAGGCGTCGCCCTCCTTTACGAGGGTTACCGGTAAATTCCTCTTGATGGGCAGAATCGAGTTGTTTCTCAGTAGCATGGCAAAAATCCTCGCCTTTTCACCCTCTCTCTGATACCAGACTTGGACCGGCTTATAGAGGGGTTCGCCCTTCAATGTCTGAAACTCTCTCTCATTTGTGATATATGTCTCATAAAACTCCAAGATGTCTTTGGGAGCCGCGGTGGGATTCAGATCGCCCCAGTCCAAGTATATGGTTGTTGCTGGAAACAAGTGACCATCGTCAACGCACGGAACAGGTATGAGCCCGTTTGTCGTTTTAAATACGAGCGCGGCCAAGTGATTGTAGGGGTCGCGCAGAATGCCGTTAAACTCTACATCCTCATTTGCTGTAACTTTATTATATAAGACGCTAGAGGGGACCAGCATTTTCTTGCCAACCTGGCGACTCGCATACGAGAGTCTGGGATCCGCGACGCAGATAGATTCGAACTCGCGCTTTCGCTCCTTCACAATCTTGGGCCAGTTAATCTCCTCCGCATCCTTCTTCCACCCCTGCTGAAAGAAGAGTGTGTATTTTCCATTCATAACGTGGAAAATCGGCTCCCAGACGCCAGAGTGGTGATGAAGAAGGAATGCGACGTCATTATTTGCATGAACACCCTTGTTAAATCCATAAGGCGGACAGCGCACATGGAGCTTGCCACCAGCATCAATATCCAGAACAATGAACGTGATTCCTGGTCTCATACCATCCTCTGCATCGTCCATGTTCGGCATACGAAGAATGAAATCGGGCTGTGCAAGAAGGGATGCGAGTTGTCTGTATTCCTTCATCGTATCATCCTTCTCAACCCAGCCCTTTTTATAGCCCTTCTCAGAATCTAAGAAGCCCATGAAACTGTTATAGCTGATATAGAAGCGCTCAACGACCTTGCGCTTCTTGGGGCCAGGGATCTGGAGGAGGCCGCCCCAGTTATTGATGTCAGTCCCTTCTAGCCACCGCTGCATGAGACCAACTGGCGGAGTTTTCATATGGATATCATAATATTCCAAGAGGAAGTTGCCATAGTTGAGCTGGAAGAAGACGGCCGGCTGCGTCTGGAGGGACTGCTTGATGAGCGCCTTCATCTCGCGCGCACTGCGCTGCATATAGAAGGGCGCAATCGCGGCCATAAAGCTGTCAGTCTTGAAACGGGCGCGATTCTCAACGCCAATGCGCAAGAATCCCTCGGCGTCAGGCTTGAGCTTGTGGGGCGTCTTCGGATTGATAAAGTTGGAGATGTCCTGTTTGAAATATTCATCGAGAACCGGTGGAAGAAGGCCGATCTGGGGACCCTCTATCTCGTCAATCTCAAGAGGAAGTTTCTCGGACCCCACAATGTATTTGGTGAAGGCGCGGGCCATATACGCAATATACGGTTGCTGGGGGAACATGGGTTCGTCGCGCTTGCGGATTTCAGGGGCCGGTGCTGGGGCATCGGCAACTGGTGCCGCCGCCTCAACGGCAACCGCCTGACGAATATCTCTGAACTTGTCAAAGTATTTGTCATCCTCGGTAATCGCGTCATTATCTATGAAGCAGCATGGGAGATGAAAACCCTCGGGGTGCGGCGTCTTCTTCAAGAAGCCAACATACTTGTGATAGACCCCGCCCTGTGTTTTTGGGGCCTCCTGGCGTATAAGAACCGTCTCGTTCAGACCAGGATTGCGCCGATTCACAACCGGCTTTCCCTCACAGAAGGGGCATGTATTCGGCGCCTTCGTGGTTCGTTCGCGGCCTCCCTCACCTGCCACAGGGCGGCGCAACTTCGTGCCCTTGAAATCCTTCTCTAAGAGAATCAGTTCGTCGCGTCCGCAGAAATACTTCGAACATACATAGTAATTCTCGGCCTTTTTCTGGGGAGTCGTGCCAAACCGAAGAAAGAAGAAGACCTCCTCATAGTCCTTTTCGGAGCGGGCGAGAGGCTTTTTGCCCTTCTGAATAGGATATTCTACAAACGCAATACGGGGTGGATCAGAGTTGAGGTCTTCTTCATAGATTTCGTCTCTCATCTCCAGGAACTGGGCCCTGCTTACAACCGCGGGCTGGCGAGTCACATTGGCTGCGCACATACTCACATATTTTTTGAGAGACGGATGCGTCTTGGTGTAATCAAACAGATTCTTGTCGGCCTCCTTGAGCTTGGAGAGGAAGAAGTCAGCGATGATTTTTCCCTCAGGGGCAGGAGCGAGGGCTGCATTATTTTCTTCTTGCTCTTTTGCTTCTGCTTTTACTGGTGCAACCACTTTAGCAACGGGTGGCGCGTCCACCGTCTCCTCCTTTGGCTGTAAGTATTCATTCCGCACCTCCTCTTCAAGCGGCTCACCCTCTGTGGCGGCAAACTGTTTCCAGAAATCATCGTCGCCTGATGGCAACCCTTCTTCACCCGCATTTGCATCTGCATTTGCATCTGTGTCCGCCTCAGCCTCCTTCTTTTCCTCAATCTCGACCTCCACCGCGGCCGCCTCCACCGCCTTGATTTTCTCCGCAACTTTTGCAGAGACACGGAGACTTTCGTCTGAGGCCGTGAATAAGAGTGACAAGAGGTTGAGCACGCGCTGCAGGTTTGTTTCAGAGGTGACATTGTGGAGATGAAATGAGAAGAAGGGATGTTGTGCAAAAATCGCAATATCAATACCAGTATTGTTTACATCCACTGTGTCACCCTCCGTGCCCACCACAACCTCTCCGCGCGACCTGAGCCAATTGCCCAGAGCCTGCTGTGCTGTATCTGTATCAAGCTGAAACTCATCCTCTAAGACGGATAAGATGGCGGTGTCCGTTTCACCTTTGACAAGTTTGAGATTCGCATACTGTGTAAGAAAGGAGCCAATGCGCCCCTCATTTGTGAAGTTGTCTACGCATTTGTAGCGGAGCATCGCGGCAGGCTGGACACCAGGAAGTGGCGGAATTTCCTGGAAGAACGGAAGGAACTTCGTCAGGCGGGCTTTGAGATTGGCCTTGGTGAAGATGGGTTTAGCTGGAAGCTGGATCATATAGTCAATACTCGCGCTTTGTAAATAGACAGGTAGGCTGGCATGCGGAAGCTTATCAATTCCGCTGGTAAACTTCGTGACAATCATCTTCGTGCGGCCATCGCGGTCGGTCTCTGTAAATAGAGTATCTAATTTCCGAACGCCCTTCGGCGGTAGCACAGTAATATCGGCATATTCCTCCTTGTGCGCGTAGCCAAAGCGGAGTGTGGCGTAGATAGGATTTTGCTGGGATTCGCCCGCTTTGAGAACGCACTTCGCCATCATATAATCATTCTCAGGGTTGGGGTTTCTCTCGCGGGTCCACTGCTTGATAACACGCGCCAAATCCGCATCCGGTGTATTATCCTCTTGTAAATGGAGCTTCGTAACAGATGTTCCCTTATTCGGCATCAGACGCATGTAGGGTCTTGCAGTTGTAACAGGGCTGGCATAGAAAATGGATTCAATGTCGCGGCTCTTCCGTTCACTGGGCGGTTTCTGCCACCGCATCTGGAGGCGGCGAACACCTGTAAAACGAATGTCAAGCTCCTCTGTGAATAACTTATTCAAGTTGTCCACGAGGGAGACAGTATTTAGAAAGCGTTGATAGCGCTTCTCCAGTCTCTTCTTATCAAGTTCATCTGACTCATAAGAGAGTTCGGGAAAATAGGGGTGAAGGAACCCATTCCATTTTAACTCGGATGGCTCGCCGATCCACTCCTTCATATCGTCATACAAATAGAGATGGAGCTCATTTATCTTGGAAAGGGCGTTTTCAATTAGCAGTTTCCCATTATCAACCAGTGTCAAGAGCCGCTTCGTGCCGTTTTCGTCAACGAATTCGGTTGCCTTGCGCTTAGCTCTCTTGGAATCAAACGGCTTCGCCAGCTGAATCGCATATTTTTGTCCAGGAACAACCCAGTGAAAATCTATGGCCTTGCATGTTCCAGCAACTTGGGAGAAGGAGAGGAACTGGTATTCTGGATAGAGTCTAGCGCCAGCCGCAATTTCATTGTCTCTTAGATGCTTGAAAATGGCGAGTTTGAGATCATAGATACGTAAGAAGGGAATGACTGCGTTGGCGGGTAGTTGAATATCTTTACCAGGGTCTGCGGCGTTTCTGTGAAGTATAACTGTGAGCCTCTTCTCTGAATTGTAAAAACTCGCGATGGGCTGAGGGCGGGTTATATTTTCAATTATTTTTGCGATACTTGTATTTGCTGTAGCCGCAGCGTCTGCTAATGCCGCAGTGTCTGCTAAGGCCGGAGCTTGTTCTTCCGACATCTGCTTTTACTCTCTAAAAACTTTTAGATATAAAAGCATATATTACTTATTATGAAACCGTTCCTATGGAAATGTCACCACCATCCTTCTTAGCATCATAGATGGGCTGATCTGTGATTTTCATGCCACAATAAGAGACAGGGTGCTCACGGAAGTCGCGGTGCTTATAAACACCAATCGCCTCTGCCTCACGAAGAAGCCAGCCAAAATTGTTCCAGAAGTCTGGACCATGTCCCACGGACTCCGTAATCATATGCGCCATTTCGTGTATGGCTACGAAAGTCATGACATCACTCTCAACAAGCTTCTCATCGGCATCATCGCCCCTCTGTCTAAGACAGAAATGCACAGCCTCGCCTTTATTCACACTGTAACTCGTGTATTCTGCATCAGGCGTTGACTCGAAGAGACGACTCGGCTCAGCCTTGAAGTTCTTGGCGAGCATTTTAACCTGGGGCTTGTCGGGAAACTTGGACTCTACGTGAATTTTGAGTTTATTCATGCGAAGACGAAGCTCTGCGAGCATGTCCGCCGCCCTTTGTTTGTCGGGCATATCACGAACCTTGTAGGTTTTACCGTCAATCCTTGACTGAACATCAACTATGGGAAATGAGGAGGAACCAAAGATTGTATTCATTTTTTTGAAAGCGTGTGATAACAGGTCTGAATAATCAGACATCGTCTTCTCTATTAGTAAAACATGTTTAGACTCTAAAAACGTTTTAATTTAAATCAAATAACCACTGGTTTAGCTCACCTCGAAGTTGCGGCGATTGACGTCAGGCTCGATTGTGCTGTTGTTGAAAACAGACACGGGGACCTGCGGATTCGCGGGCTCAGAGCGGAGCTGGTAGTTCGCATTGCGCATGCTCTGGCCAACCGTGTTGACGCCAATGAGGGCGCCAGCTGAGAGGAAGTTCTTGCCCTTCAGCGAGCCAGTGCCCATCGGGTTCTGCTGCGCCCAGACGGAGTTCATGTCCTTGGGCAGGAGCTCGCCAGGTGTCAGCTGGTCACGCGGGTAGCAGCCAGCGGGGCTCTCCGCATCGCCGAACTTGGCAGGGCCAGGCCCCTCCGTAGGGGCGACGTCACCGCCCTGGTTGTGCGGGTTCTGCTGCACAGCCTTCTGGGACGGGGCACCAGGCGCCGCAGTCTCACCCGCCTGCGCCGAATAATTGGAAGCAGCCGACAACGTGGCCTGGAAGCCCTCCTTTCTGAAGAGGCTGGGCTGTAAGTAGACTAAGCTCAGCACAAGCAGAGCGATTACACCGATTGCGGCAGCGGATTCAAAGCTGTACGAAGCGGCCATCTTGTTCCTGTATTAGTGGTAGTCTATATTTTTTGCAGGTGAGAACTGAAAACTAATCTGAGCCTCCCCCTTCGTCCGAACTCCCTCCTTCCTCCGTATAGTCCTCTCCGTATTTCTGATAATATGTGTTCGAGAGGCGATTCGCCTTCAGCTTCGCTAGAGCAAGCCGTAGACGAGCCTCCTGTAGAGCATCTTTGTCCCGCATCTGTTGCTGGAAATCAATTGCCGTATTTTCATTTGTGAACGGAATCTCGGCAATCTCAAGCTCGGCACCCGCCGTGAAAGGATGGATCGTAATCTGCTTGGTTGCATCTTCAGTCGGAGACTCGGGGCGCGAAATGGCGAGGAATCGGGAGGAGATTTGGGGAGCCGATTCCTCAAATCGCTTTACCTGCCAATAAAGTGTGAAGCCCTGACTAGCCACCTCTAGATAGATCGGTGTCCAGAATGCTATAAACCATGTATGCGTCGGGTTCATATCTGACGCCACCCACTTATGAGATAGACGCTTGAGAATGGATGTCTCCTTTAGCCTAGAGGAGAACCACTTTGCCTGCGCATCCTTGGCAATGAGTGATCTTACAAACTCGCCGACGATATTCTTCAGCTCTTCAGAGGACGTGTCGGGCATTTCAATATTGAAGGATGTTCCTGATAGATCTATGAACTGGGGCTCTGAGACCAAATTAAAACGTGTCTGGATTGCGATTTTATAGATAGATGTACGAGCATCCCAAATAGGAGATGAAAACTCCATTCTGCGTAGATTCATGACTTTTGCTTTAGGTGTAAGGAGCAGATGGAAAAGGACGCCCTTCTTCAAAAGATTTTTCGTTATATAAATCGGGATGAAACCCGTAAGCAGATACAAGTCTTCTTAGTGGATCCAATGCTAAATCACATAATGGAACGTGTATTTCCGTATATTGTCTTAATATGTGTATTCTTTGCTATTCTTCTCTTGCTTGTTGTTTCCACACTCGTTATTATACTGTTTCAACTCCGGAAGGGGGATATCTATGCGGTTTCATAGCCGTATGCGCTTTCCTCGTCCTCTGTAGAATGAATACCCAGGAGCTCGGGAACTTCGTTAGAAACTGGGTTCACTACGATAATCTCACTACGAGTCTTTCTAAACAAACAACAAATGCTCGGAAGGTAAGAGATGATTTTGAGGAGAAGATTCTTCAACAGCTGCACGTAAATAATATGGAGAACGCCGTAATCCAGGTGCAGGGGGGTCGGCTTCTGGTGGGTGAGGAGCGCCATACACAGCCCCTTACACTGGCTCGCATAGAAGAGGGGATACATGCTTATTTTGCCGAGCAGAAAAGATTAGGTAAAAACGCTGTTGATGATACACCGGCTATTATGCGATTTCTAAAAACGCATCGCGCCGTGGAAGTCACAAAGCGCCTGAAGAAGCAGGCTATAGTTCCTCCACTGCCTCCGCCACCGACTCCTCCTACAGGGGGAAAACTGATATAAAGCTTTGCGACATCTATATATAGATAAGTAGACGGGAATATATGAACTCTGATTTGTATAAGATACGGGCATCGCTAGCATGGAGTCGTTGGTGCAATGCAGAGGTTGCATATGACGTGATTCATGAGGCACCGAGAAAGGTGCTAATAATGAATCTTGTCAAGAATGGTATTGCCCCCCTTTTTAAAAATAAGGGCTATGTATTTAGCTGTGATACTCGCCGTATTGCCGAGTGTGTTGCTAGGTATATCTATTTCGGAAAGGTTTCTCACGAGGCTTTTAACTGGGATTACAGGGCGGAAGACTACTACCACTATTATCATGTGCTTGACGATGATATATGGGAGGAGTTCTGGGACACGAACGGTAAATGGGCCGATGTGGAGGACGTGAAGGTAAGAGAAGGTATACGTTCATGTGTATGGACTCTGCTAGACCTATACAAGTCTCCTGTGACAAGTGAAGTCGATGACATGCTTGGCCTCAACGATGAGGAAAATATGCCAGCGAGTAGAGAGGATTCGCGGGATCCTTATTTAATTGATTCTGCAAATGGATATTTTTCAGCTATCTAATGGCGTCTTGTCGCCCGCTTCTTACGAGCACCACCCTTAGCCTTTTTGAGGGTGACCGCGTGAGCCTGATTCGAACCCTTCTGGTTCTTGTGGATATAAGGGCACGCCTTGCCCTCGTGAGCCCAGCACTTCTCGCCCTTGCACTCCCACTTACACTGCTTAGCAATCTTTGTTAACTGCCCTTTGCGATTAACAAACTTTGCCTTCTTCTTCTCAACATTCGCGGCCTTCCGCATAGTCTCGCTTGCCTGAGCATTTGCAGCGGCCTTCGCCCGACGCTCGGCGCTTGACTTACCTCTCTCAAGCTCTTGCTCACCATAAAACATGACATCACCCCATGTCCGGCCTTCGTTCAGAAGCGCCTCCTGAAGAGCGGCTATCTTTGCGGATTCCATCTATTAAGAGTCTTTTTAAGATGAGCCCCACTTGCCCTTGTTAAAAGGAAGAACACCAAGCTCATCGGACTTGGCCTCAAACTCCTGGACCTTCTGGTCAATCTTCAGGCCCGACGTTGTCCGTGGGATGCGACCCGACTTCATTAATGCGGCCTCATCGTGGCCAGACTGGCTCGGCTTAGGGCCATAGCAATTCACGCCAAACTTCATATCAGGATTGTCAAAGTATCCGCCATTCACACCGGGCTTTCCGCAGGCGGCCTTGTCGGCGTCGTCGCCCTTCTGAAGCTCATCCCACGTAGCCTTCTGTGTAGGATATACTGCGACCTGGCCCTTCGTCCAACCATAGTTGCACCAGTCGGCGCCCTTTCCATACGCATCCTTTACCTGATCATAGGTAGCAAGCTCTGCACCCAGCGCCTTACAGAGGGGTTCCGCATCATAATAGTTAAATTCATTCTTGCTCACATTGAACACCTCGGGGGAGCCGTTGAGGGGAAGAACGTTCTCGACGATGCTCTGGGACTGGAGCTGAGAAGGCGTCTCATCTAAAACGGGGGGCGTATTAGTCGTGGGCGGCGGCGCGTGAACAACAATCGGGACAGGGGGTGCAGCATTTGCTCCTAATGCCGACCTTATGGCAGAAGCAATATTTTCATATCCAGCTTTTATCTCTGACATGAAAAAGTAAAGAAGCAGGGAAAAAGTCAGAACTAATACTGCAAAAATACCGAGGGGCCATGCGAGAGCGCTATTGCTATTAGGGCCGGCATTACCAAAAACGTTGATCCCCTTGTTATTAGGCGGCAGTCCTAATCCAGCATTTCCAAATACATTCTTCGGCATATTGGCCATAGGAGGGGCAGCAAGCGCGGGAATATTGGTGGGAAGATTCATGGCCTTTGCCGTATTCGTTACACCATTGCGAATAGTGTTACTAACACTGTTAAATCCATTCTGCATCTGCGTATTTAATTTTTCAACCTGTGAATTAAAGGAATTTGCCATACGCACGAGACTATTATTCATCGGCGCGGTAGGCGGCGCTGCCGGTGCGGGTGCGGGTGCCATAGGTCTTTGATTTGTAAGATTTCTAGCTGCGTTGGAAGCAAGATTGCTCATCTACCGGTAAAGTAGTTTTTTAGTAATCAGTCTGCGCTTCTTTTTGAGCGCCATTCAGCCATAATATCCTGACGCTGTTTTGAGATGTGGCTAGCAAACGCCAATAGGCTCACGTCTTTGTGGACAGTTCCGTCCGGGAGAGTTGTGGTGTTCGGAAATGCAAGCCCAAAGCCCCACGAGGAAGGAGGTGATAAGCGACCAGTGAGTCCATCGTGAAGTAACGGAGATTTACCCTCTTGTTCAAATCCTATTGCGTAGATAACCCAGTCTGCCGTTCGTAGAGCATTTGCTAAACCCGCCATATCATCTGCGCGGACCAGCGTCAAATTCTTATATTGTGATGCAAGAATAGCGTCGGCTATTGTGGCGGCTTCTTCCTTTATTCCATCATACTCTCCATCGCGGGCAAATAAGAAGGGTTTGGCGCCCTTATAAATAGCAGCCGTCTTACTGCCAATTGTATTAAGATTCTGAAGAATGAGTGTGCCACTGTGCATAGTTCCGAAGACAAGAACGCGGTCCTTCTTATTGACGGCTGCTGTCAGTGACGGAAGATGAAGTGCTACTGAGAGAGGAATAGACGGAATCGGAAGCGCCAGCGTTTTCGCCTTAGCACCAAAACAGAGAAAGAGGAGTTTACCTTCATAGGTTTTAGATGATACATCGACTCTCCACGTTTCGTTAGTGCTGCCCTCCGTGGCGATATATCTAAAATTCGTTGCAATCCCTGTAACAAGTTGGCACTTGTGTAAATAGTCCTGGACCGATTCGCGGAGAGCCCGAATCGCTTCAAACAGAGGCGTTGTCTTGGTCGGATCATTGCCGGTCGTGTCTTTCCAGGAGGGGCTGAAAAGTTGAATTGTCTCTATGACCTTTGACCAGGGTGTATTACTGACGATGAAACGCCACTCTCGCTGTAAATCACCGCCGTCAAAGAAGGGGTCAATACAAAGTATTTCATCTGGGGGAACACCTTCGGCCCGAAACATATGAAGAAGGAGAAGGCCGGCTGCGCCCATACCAACAATCACAATGGATGGCATCTATTGTGATTGATTGTTTTGAAGAAGGCTATTTAGACAGAGTCATCGGGCAGCGTGCGGTTGCCGCCGCGCTTGTTGATGTAGTCGCGCTGCTGGGGCGTCGTGCAGACGCAGCCACCGTCGCAGCTGAAGGAGGCGCCGCAGCACTCAGGCTTGCACTGATTGTTCTTGAAGATGAAGAGGCTATCATCACCGGGCTTGAACTCGGGGCCGGTGAGAGGCTCATTCGGAGACGTGTAGCGCCAGCTGGAGGAATTGCCGGTCTTCAGGCGGATTCCGTCAAAAGCACCCATGACCTGGTAGGAGTCGCCGGCACCGCCGCCATTCGCCAGCGTATATGTGGAGAAACCCTCTGTTTCCTTCTTCTTCATATCCTGGAAGTTATAGCCGCTGGCATCCTTAACCTTACTACCCTTCTTCGCGCGGTCACCTCCATTGGTTTCCTTCTTCTCATGAGACGCAAAGCCCTCCAGATTCGTCATACCGAACGGGCTCACATACATCATTAAAAAGTTGGCGGCGAGCAGAAGCACAAGAGCGCTTATCAGAATACTTGTGCGCATTTCTTCTTTACCGCTAGATATCTTTTTTAAAAGCCGTTGTCACTAGAAAGCCCGAAGGGGGCCAAACCGCTTTTCAACCCAATCACGGTCCTTCGCAAAAATACGAGCGGCGTCGGGGGCAATTCTCACACCAAGTTTGGCAACGGCATCCAGCTTTCTGTAGACGCCGAGCGGGCCGAGTGCAGCAACCGCCTTTTTTAGAGCCTCGTGTCTGGCCTCCTCGCCCTTCTTCGCCGAATAGCCGAACTTCGTCATCTCGCCCTTCCGCAGCGGGCCAATACCTTGGCCCTCGGGGACACCCTTCCCAGGCTTTCCGAGATCCTTCACACATGCGGCGGGAACATAGAGGGTCTCGTTCTTAGGGTAGACCTTATAGGTTGTGCCGGACGCCTTCTTCACGGTATATCCTCGCTGTCTAACGGACGTCTTATATCTGCGAGCATACGATGCCCGCGCGATGTAACCACTCGGGCACTTGATTTCATCCTCCTTCTTGTTACCAAGTCTCGCCTTCATCCTCTTAAGAGTGGTCCGCTTGAATTCCTTACTGGACTGCTCATATGATGATGTAGAGCGCACGCAGCGAGGCGGCACATACTTTCCAGACGCAGCCGTATATTCAGCCCGCTTGTGGTAACCCGAGGGGCATCCTTGTGTTGAATTATAAGGTATAGATTTTTCAAACTTATGCTCGTCCATACTCTACTCCTTCCATGCTATTATTTTCTGAGACTGAATTAATTCTCTCAGGATTAGGAGTAAGAGGGAACATAATAAGGTCGCGACGGGCGTAATACATCATTTTAGTAGACTCATCTTCGGTGGGAGGAGGAGTGAAGATAGGTGCAAAAAGCTCTGCGAGGGCGGGATCTGAAATTGGCCGCCCTCTCAGCGCATCCCGCAGACTCGCAAAGACCTCTGTAAGACGGGATTGCACGTCATTTAGCACCTTCACATCCTGTGTTTCGTATACAATACCATCTATTGTGGCTTCTTTAATTTGGCGTATGAGCTCCCGGAATTTGTCTATGCGCTGCTCGGTCATACTATGGTTATGTGCGTATTTTTCGGGTTCGCCTTTTACCAGCGCGCTGCTGTTGCTGTTGTCTTATAGAATTCCGTCTTATCTTATTAATTCTTCCATGTAAATTCAGATATTTATTTCGTAATTTTATAGCAGTGGGTTTATATGTGGGATTTGCCGTTGATATATTTTCGTTTAATAACGGAATAATAGCTGGTATATGCTTTATCCAGTTTCTTCCGTAATATGGTTTATAACGTTCTTCAGATTCGTTAGTTAATATATTATTAACATAGGACTGGGGTGAGGTTAAAGAGGTTATTTCACGACAGACTATAAAATAATAAACACCTGGACCACACTCTGTAAAGATATCGTCTACGTTCATCAATAATTGTTTTTTCAAAACATCTGGGTTAGTTGTCACAATCTTATCGACGTCTGCCACTGTTGGCATAAGGCTTTTATCAAAAATGAGTTTTGAATTATATTCTTGTGGGAATTTTTTACTAAAGTGGCCCGTATATGCTGGGAGAAACTTGAATATTTTTTCACAAAATGTGGAACCTTCGCCCATTTGAAATAGATCCGCATCTAGAGGAAATTTATAAGTTCCACTCTTCATAAATTTTGTATTTTCATCTGTAGGCCAGTCAAGAAACATTTGTATTGTAAGAGATGGGTATAATTGTTCACTTGTATAAATATGAATATCTTTACCATTTAGAATTCTAATAATATCCCTTTTATGTGAAATAGGGTCATCAAAAATCTTTTTATTTTCGGGCTTTGTAAAGGCTTCAACCATAGAACACACTTCTTCATCATATGACAGTTCGGCACATTGTGCAAGAGTAACCAATGTAACCCCTTTAGGAATCTTCTTGCGACTATTAAAATTTATTGGATCTTCAGCACCATGCCCTAACAAAAGATATGAGTTTACACCCCCCATTCTATCATACCGCGATAACTTATAGTCGCAGGACTTTTAATTTAAGGAAGCAATTGCTTCCTTAAATTAGAGTCACGATGTTATCGCGGATTTTTTATTATGATAAAAACTAAGAGTCCGTCAGATGGACCAGCTAAATCCGGATAGTGTTCAGGCAGCGGCTGCGGAGGCTGCAACCAGACAGCACACCTTCTCCGCCAAGGAGAGGGCGGACTATGTGCGCGCGATGGTGAAGCGGTGTGAGGCCTATAAGGCAGATGGTCTGACCGTGGAGGCCGTTACGGAACGTCTTCCCGAGTTTGCGCGCGACTATCCGAAGCTGTTTGAGGCTGTGACTGGGGTGGAGGATTATCACAAGAATAGTCTGCAGACGATGCTTGCGATGCTGGATCGGATGGCAAACGGAGACCTGTCTCAACACCAAGCCTCCGTGATTGTAGGGCAGCGGCTCGTGCAGACATTTGTGAAGCCACAGCTTCAACAGCAACAGTAATTGGCTGCCGCTGAAGAGCCGGCATCTGGAATGTTGTGCACCAATCTACACTCCGCTGAAAATGGGAACGAAAGTCGCTTTTCCATTGAGTCGGATTCTTTATATATATATCGGCATCTGAGAGCGCAGTCTTCTGTAGTTTCACAATTTGCTCTATATTTGTTTCAAACAGGTCCTTGTTTTCAAGCTCTTTTGCGGTCACCATCGGATATAGACCCTTAGCGCTCTGCGATTCCATCTCTGTCAGGGTGCGAATGACATCCTCTTGAGAGCCACGATATCCGCGACAGAGAAGATAGCGCTCAGAATTACAGGGGCGGCTTGTGGCAGGCTTGTAGAGAATCCAGCCCTGAAAACAGGACCGAATGAGAGAAATGAGAATCTGTGTGGGTTTCGCATAAATATCAAAAAACTTCAGGACAAATGAGCCACCTGGTAGAAGACACTGAAGACCAATAAGAGAGGAGCAGATAAGAAGGTGATAGATGCTTTTCTCCTGGAGAAGATAGTCGGTCGAGAAGTCAAAGCCACCGTCCGCAGTGAAAATATGAACACCTGGTTTGCAGGTCCGAATGAAAGATTCCTGGTTCTCTTTGTTATACATATCGCCCGTTCCGTCAGTCCCATAATGAAGCGTTATCTCTCGGTGTTTCTGTAAAAAACTGGTAGCCCTGCGCCACCCTGGTGTCTGGCTGTCCGTCGGCTTCAGAGTCATCGCAGTCGTCGCAGTAATAATCTTCTTGTGCTTTTCGGCTCGTTCAAAGAACGCCTCGATGAAGCCGCCTGGACCCTCCGCCACATGCGCCGTGCGGAGCTTGTGAGTTGTCTTGGGAAGGCGTTCAAAAAACTGGAGGACGGAGAGGACCTCAATCATCTTGTAGAAACTGCGGCTAAGCGGCTTATACATACAGATTGAGGGGTGAAAATGCGAGTCGTCCTGTGTGTAAATACATTCGTAGGGATTCGCCATCTTCTTTGCGAGTTCCCAAATATGCGCCTTTTCATAGACTGCAATCTGACTCTTCCATCGCTGGAGGTCGGGATCTCGCTCAAGGGCTTCGGGTGGCCAGGGGCCATAGCCATCTGGTTGTAGTTTGTTCGTATTTGAAAAAAAACCTACGCATTTCCACGGGGGTTTTTGTTCATCGGTTTCCATACTTAGACTTCGTTGTTATTCTTTAATCCTCCAACACCACCATATCCACATCAGGCTCATTCACCAGCACCGCCTCCGTTGGCATGGTGATGTTCATGCGCAGCCTCGTCTTGGAGCACATGTCACCAGCATCCTCGTAGAGCTCATCCTCTACCTGCTCATCCGTAGGCCCCTCCTCCTCTTCCTCCAGAGTCGGCACAGGGGGCAGATTCTCCTGGAGCCGCATCAGTGCCGACTCGTCCAAGAGAAGCTGGCTGAAGGCTGTGCCGCCGCGGATTACCTGGCCCGTCATGATATTCGCAGAGACGCCTGTGATCGGGTCAACCTCGCCGAAGACGGCCGCGCGCAGCAGAATCTTCTCCGTCTCCTCAAAGCTCGCCTTCGCAAGAGGACCGATGTCATTCTTGTTGATGCCATAGCGGTCGGCAGACATCAGCTTGCCTGCGCGGGTCATCACATCGCAGAGGAGACCAGGGTGACGGAAGTTCACGTCTGCACCCGCGGCCTCGAAGAGCATAATAATCTCATTCAGCAGGACCGCGCGAGTCGCCTCAATGCCGAGGTTCTCAAAGATGTCGTGCACGTGAGACGATACCAGCCTCCTGCCATCCACCATCGGGTGGCTCATGACCGCCTGGTAATTTGTGCCGTCCGTATCAAGGACATATTGAGTGACCTTCTCATACTTTCCATCCTTATACTCAAGAAGATCCTTGTCCTCGCGGAACTTGACAGACTTGATGCCCGTGACTCCGCGAATAACAATGCCATTCAGAATGCGGTTGACGAACTTCTTCAGATTCGCCAGATCGTCGAGGCCAGACTTCGCAATCGCAGGGAGGCGGATGCGCATAATCAGGCGGGGGCTGTTGAAATCGCTGTAAATCAGATGAATCTCGTCGTCAAACCGCTGGCGGAGGACGAACGCAATGTCCTCCATAGAGATGTTCTTGGCGAAGAGGCGCTCACGATCCAACTCAATGCGCAGCATCCAGCGGCTCCACTGCTCCTCTTCAGTTGCTTCTGTGGCAGCAGGTCCTTCCTCCTCCACCACCGTGCTCTTCTCAAATGCCTTGTAGAAGGCAATGAGGTCCTTGTCACCCTCATCCGTAATCGTGGTGTCGTCGCGGGGGTCATAGTAGATTGCCGCACGTGTGGTGACGTCCTTGAGAAGCGTCAGCTCCAGGTCCTGGCAGACCTCGCGCGCCTTCTCCTTGTCGTCACGGAACTCGGGCTTCAGATAGACCGTCAGCGAAATCGCCTTCGGAGACTTCGTCACCTTGAGAAGCTCCTTCAGACGGGGAACACCTCGGGTCACATTTGACTTCGCTGCTACACCTGCCAAGTGGAAGGTGTTGAGCGTCATCTGCGTAGATGGCTCACCAATACTCTGGGCCGCAATGATGCCCACCTGCTCACCAGGCTGTGCCCACGCCTGCCAGTTACGGAGGACAATGAGCTCCAGTAGCGTATCAAACGCAACCTTCGTGAAACGCTGCTTGATGATAATCTTGTGTGGGGCGAGATAGAAGCGGAGCATGGCCGCCCAGAGAGGGTTGTAGGCCTGCGTTCTGTGGATAAGCTTCTTGATTCCGTCAATCACATAGCCAGGGAGCAGGTCAGTCGGCTCATCCTTCTTGAGCTGGAACTTGACGCTTGTGTTCAGAATGAGGCGCTCCAGATTGACACTGGCGAATGTGCCCGTATCATCTTTGCTGCGGTGAACCTCTTCCACAATCATCTTGCGGTCCTGGAGAACCTGGCGGGAGAACTCGTCCAGGGCCGCCGTCTCCTCAGGAGAGATAACCGTCCCCTCTACGAATACGCCTGTAACGTCGGCGGTCTGCGCAGAATACTGTGAGAGAATGTCGCCGTCCGTCAGCTTAGAGAGGCCGATGTTCTGGTTCTCAATCTTTGTTGAGTTGGCGCCGTCCTCGCCATAGTGAAACTGGAGAACATTGCTGCGAGCGTCGCGGACACTCCCATCAAACTGGATGACGAGGTCCTCCATCGCCTTCACGAGCTGCCTCTGGATATATCCAGTATCTGCCGTCTTAACAGCCGTGTCAATCAGACCCTCGCGGCCTGACATCGCGTGAAAGAAGAACTCCTGCGGCGTCAGACCCTGGATAAAGCTGCTCTCCACGAAGCCACGCGCCTCAGCACCGTCATCATACTTCTTGTAGTGCGGCAGAGTGCGGTCTGAGAAACCGTAAGGGATGCGCCGTCCTTCAGGCGCCTGCTGCCCTACACACGCCATCATCTGTGCAATATTAATTGTGGAGCCCTTGGAGCCCGCGCGAACCATCGCAATCAGACGGTTCTCGTCTGCGAGGGACGACAGACCAATCTTGCCTGCAAACTCCGTCGCCTTGTTCAGCTCCGTGTAGACCTTGTCCTCGAACTCCTGCTGATTCGTCTTACCTGTGTTGTTGTCAAAGAGGTCGAGGTGGAGCTGGAGGAGGATGTTCTCAATCTCGGCCTTTCGCGCCTTGATGACCTTGTCCATCTCCTTGCGCGTGTCCTCATCTGCCACCAGGTCGCTGATGCCGACTGAGAAGCCATTGTAGACGAGGAACTGTTCCACTGTGTTCTGCATCGCATCAATGAAGTTGACCGTCTGTGTCGGACCATAGTCCTTAAAGATGGTGTGGACAATACCCTTGGATGGCTTGCTGAAGATGTCCTTGTCCATGATGCCCTGCGTAATCTTTCCCTCCTTGATGACGACATAGTTGTCGCGCTTCTCATCGGACGTCTTGGCGTCCTTCATGAAGCTGTTGCCCATCTCCAAATTGATCGGTGGAAGGAGCTGACTCAGAATTTGCTGGCCAGAGAACCGCTTGTTTGCGCCGGCCTCGGGCACAATCCCTTCGAACCGCTTGTTCCACATCTGCATATTCATGAACTCGCGGCGATTGAAGCTTACCTTGGGTCTCGTCATGCGCCAAGAGCCCACGAGCGAATCCTGAACTACGCCGATGACAGGCTTGGCGTGGCGGGGCGTCACAATCTGGTGCGGAACGGCCGCAATCTCAGAGAGCTCTGTGGATGCCTCTAGACTCTGCGGGATGTGCGCGTTCATCTCATCTCCATCGAAATCGGCGTTGTAGGGGCTCGTTACAGATACGTTCAGACGGAACGTGTTGTAAGGCAGAACCTTCACCTTGTGACCCATCATTGACATGCGGTGGAGTGTGGGCTGGCGGTTAAACAGAATTGTGTCTCCGTCGGCGAGGTGGCGGTTGACCACGTCACCATAGTAGAGCACAATCTCCTTGCTATTCACATGCTTGAGGCTGATCATGCGACCATCTGCGCGAACCAGCGTCTTCGCGCCAGGATACTTCTCTGCGCCATTCTGGATGAGCTTATACATTTGGTCACGATTGTAGGTCGTCACACGCTCGGGCACAGTCAGGTTCATCGCAATCTTCATCGGGACGCCAATCTCGGCGACGGAGATATTAGGGTCAGGAGTGATAACAGAGCGGGCAGAGAACTCCACGCGCTTACCCTGAATATTGTAGCGGATGCGCCCCTCCTTTGAACCGAGACGCTGCTGGATAGACTTCAGAGGACGACCACTGCGCTGGGCGGACGGGGCCACGCCAGGAATCTGGTTGTCAACAAGAGTGGCAATGTGATACTGGAGCACGTTCGTATACTCGTCCACAATGTTCTTCGCCGCATTGTTGTTAATCTTGTCCTGGAGAGTGTTATTCGTGTTCACAATCTCAAAGAGCTTGTGCGTCAAGTCATCCTCAGAGCGCTGGTTATTGTCCTGGATGACGGACGGGCGAACCTGCGGTGGAGGGATCGCCATGACAGTGCAAATCATCCAGTCGGGGCGGCACCAGTAGCGGCTGAGGCCCATAAAGTCAACATCCTCGTCTGTGATGCGGCGGAAGAGGCGGAGCACATACTCCACCTCTAATACCTGGCGCTCCTTCCTGACCTTGTCCGACCTCTCAGGGGCGCCGGCCCCCTCGATGTTGTCCCACTCGGCGACGATGCGCGCAATACCGTCGCGCACATAGCGGTCGGGCTGCCGTGCTCCACATCCGTCCTCTGTCTCCTGGCCGCAGCGACCAATATTGCTCGTGAGATTGAGCATCTGGCGCCATCGCGCCTCGCCGCGCCGCTTGATGAGATTCTGGTGAAGACTCTTATCCACGAGCAGCTTGCTGCAGCGAACACATACGCAGCTAAGAACATTCAGAACGAGAGGGAAGAACTGAATATAATAGACGGGCCGCGCGAGGCGGAAATGGCCGAAATGTCCAGGGCAGTGGTGGTTCGTCTGGCCGCAACTGCGGCACGTCTTTCCATTATCTAGAACGCCCATACGAGGGTCAAAGAGACCGCCGATACGAGGCTCATTTCCATCATATGTTCCTGCATTCGTAATCTCCACGACGGAGCGCCTCTCAATCTCGTCGGGGCTGAAGATACCGAACTGAATACCCACGATAGGCTCAATCTCTGAACTAGGTCTGACTAAACCAGATGGCATCCCTCTTCTGTAATAGTTCGGCTTTTCTAAGTGCTCGCTTTGGCGTCATTCTACTCAATTTTTACATGAGGCATCTAAACAATCGGCATCCACCATCTCGCCGACGAGGTCCGGGAATGATGTAGTCGGTCTCCATCCTAAGACAGTGGCGGCCTTTTCCGCATTTCCAACAAGGGTGTCTACCTCGGCGGGGCGGAAGAAGGCTGGATTGATGGTCACTCTTAGAATATCTCCATCATATCCTTGTTCATCAATACCTGTGCCAGTCCAGCGGATTGTATTTCCAACTGCGGTAAAATAGGCACACTCTATGAATTCGCGAACACTGCGCTGTTCGCCTGTCGCCAGCACGAAGTCGTCGGCTACGGTGTGTTGAAGAATGCGCCACATTCCCTCCACATAGTCGCGCGCATGTCCCCAGTCGCGGCGGGCATCCAGATTGCCGATTTGGAGAGTCTGGGATTTGCCTGCAACAATCTCCGCAATCGCCTTCGTAATCTTGCGGGTAACGAAGTCTTCGCCGCGGCGGGGGCTCTCGTGATTAAACAAGATGCCGTTCGTGGCAAAAATTCCATAACTCTCCCTGTAATTCTTGACGATCCAGAAGGCGTAGAGTTTGGCAACTCCATAGGGGCTGCGCGGATAGAAGGCGGTCGTCTCGGACTGTGGCGTCTCCTGAACCTTGCCGAAAAGTTCGCTCGTGCTCGCCTGGTAAAATCGGATTTTGCTGTGGTCGGGCTGGAGTCTCACCCAGTCAACAATCGCAAGAGGGCCGAGGCCATCCGCCTTCGCCGTGTATTCGGGCATCGCGAACGACTGGTGAACATGGCTCTGTGCCGCCAGATTGTAGATTTCAAAGACGGATGCTGTGGCCTTATGGCTAGCCCAGATAGAGGAGAGGGTTATATGGAGGGCGGACGTGTCCGTAATGTCTCCTATATGGAGAGTCAAGAAGGGATTCGTGAGAACATGCTGAATTCGTGTGAGATTCTGGTGATTTGAGGTGCGCCTCGTCAGTCCGTGGACCCTATATCCCTTTTCTAAGAGAAGTTCAGCGAGATAGGAGCCGTCTTGTCCGGTTATTCCTGTTATAAAGGCTACGCTCATGTCTGCTACGTGTTCTTGTTTCGGAGCTTTATGTTAAACGCGCCGTCTCAAAAACACCGAGGCGCTCATTGGAATTGTCATAGGCATCGTAACAGTATTTGCCCTTTACTGCGGAAAGGTCGAGGTGGCTGGCAAAACAGTACAGGCTGCTCTCTAAGAGGTGAATCTCGGCCGCATTCTCCAGCAATGTCTTGTAATGTAGAAGGGGTCTTCCGACTGCGAGGGCGGCCGCTAAATAGAAGGGGTGACAGTTGTGATAGTGGTTCTTATTTACATCGAGAATAAGGGTTGTTTCTCTACCCTTATTCACATGTTCCCAGATCGGCAGGGTCTTTGTGGAGGACTGCTCGTGAACCACTATATAGGTTGGTGAGACTGCAGAGATAGCTATGTAGAGCTGGACCGCCTCTGGTAGCTCAGGAACATGGAAGTAGCGGTTACGAACACTGCGAACCAGCCCGAAATCATCGTAGAAGCTGTGGGGGAACTCATAGATGGGCGCTGGAACGTGTTGGCCGCATGCATAGACTGTCATGCCCTGGGCCTCGATTACTCGGCGCTTATCGGGAAACGGATAGAGAACATAATCATCGTCAATGACGAAGGGGTGGATTGTGGGATCATCCGCATACATGGCGACAACGTTCGCCTTGTTGCGCTCCTTACATACCACTGCGACCTCATCGTAGGCCGTGGCGAGATAGCGGACGGCGCCGTTCATCCAGAACATGTCGCCGAGGCCGAGATGACTGTAGACGAAGGCACGGCGTTTCACATATCCCTTCTGCTCCTTGAGGCTGGAGGCAGCGGCGTGATTGAGCTTGGACTTCACACGGAAGCGTCGGTCGTTCTCGTCAAGAATCTTCTTACAGATGGCGGCACCCTGCTCTAGCGTTGTGTCCTTTCCGTGGAAGGTGTCCTGGAGCTCCCAGATTTCCAGATTAATCTCTTTGAGGAGCTTGTAGTAATAGGCGTACTTGAGTCTGTAAGGCTTGAGAGTTGTGTCAAGGAGATCATACTCCTTCTGGACATCCTCGCGACGTTGGTCCTGAATCTTCTTGAGCTTGATATCTAAGATTGTGAGTTTATCGAGAGCCTCGCCCAAACTTACAGGAAGACTGATAGTGTCCATTAGTGTGGATTTGTGGGAGACCCTTAGACCTTAAATTTGACGATGTCGGTTGTCCAGGCTTGAGTATAGAAACAAATGTCCTTCACTTACCGTCTTGAGCTTCTGCCTACTGAGGAGGGTGCCCCCTACTACAAGGGCGTGGAGGAGCGGTCTGCTGAGAATGCTGGATTTGACCTCTATGTTGTGAAGGATTACGAGATTGTGCCGCTCGCGGAGGGGCGGCTGCCGACACTCCTTGACCTCGGCACGGCGGCGCGCCTTGTGCGTGTATACGCATCGGGTCAGGAGGAGGAGGTCCACTTCTGGCTGTGCCCTCGCTCATCCATTTACAAGACGGGTATGGTGATGGCAAACTCACAGGGCGTGATTGACAGCTCGTATCGCGGTGGCCTCAAGGCGCCTATCTGGGTTGTCGCGCCGATGGTATTCATTGACGCTTTCAAGGAGGCCGGCTTCAAGGGTTCTCGCTACTTCCAGATTGTGGCGCCTGACATGGGGCACATTTCGCAGGTGCGGATTGTTGATATGCTGCCGGTTACGCAGAGGGGCGTGGGCGGCTTCGGGTCTACTGGTAAGTAGACCCCTGCGACTGCCAAGGAGCTCGGGTCTACTGGTAAGTAATAAGTAGACCCCTGCGACTGCAATTAAATATTCATATAGAATATAATGTCATTTGAAGTGGGTGATTTAATTATTCCTAAACAATACGCAAATAAAATGAACTCCTCAAGGGCAAAAGAACGCGCCCTTAAAGTTGTAAAGGTTGATAATATATTTAAAATAGAAGACTTTGAAACTTATATTAATAATATAGTTTATACGGATGAATTACATAAAATGATGAGGAAGAATGATATATCAAATGAGGATATAATTGAATATCTTAATAAAAACTATATTTGTGTTGAGATAAAACCGAGCAATATTCCGTTTTATGTAAGTAAGCATGAATTTACCAAGTTTACAGGGGACGCATCTGGACTCAAGGGAGGATCCCCCAAAAGAAATACGGCAAAGAAAAATAAGACAGCCCGCCGCACTCGCATCAAGAATTCTCCGCAGGTGCGGCTCAATATGGAGGCGCGAGGATTAACACGAAACCAACTATGGCTGGGTCGCGTAGGTTACGGTCTCTACGGCCAGTTTAGAGGCGATCCTTACAAGACCGGTGTAAGCGGTGGAAGACGTCAGACCAGAAAACGGTAAATTTGAGCCTCTTTTTTACTCAAGGACCATCAGAAATGTCCCTAGAAATTGTTCTCGGACCCATGTTTGCTGGAAAATCATCGTATATTCTCTCTTCATTGAGACGATACGAGGCCATTGGATGGCCTGTTCTCAGTATTACATCCGCGCTTGATACTCGCTATGAGTCCGACGCAATTCACAGCCACAATCACGAGAGGCACTCAGCTGTTTCAACCGATACACTATCACCTCTTCTTCTAACCAACGCGTTCGCCGAGGCCCGTCTACTTGTGATTGAAGAGGCCCAGTTCTTCAAGGACCTTTATAAATTTGTTGAGTATGCGGTGGATACATGTGATAAGGACGTTCTTGTGGTGGGCTTAGATGGAGATTCCGAGCGCCGCCCCTTTGGTCGCATCGCAGAGATTATTCCACTTTGTGATAAAATCACAAAGCTGACTGCTATGTGTAAGAGGTGTGGAAACGGGAATCCCGCCATCTTCACGCATAGAAAGGACTCGGCTACATCCGTTATTAAGGTCGGCACCGACACATATGAGGCGCTCTGTCGTAAGCACTACATAGAACTTAACCAAAGACGCTCTTCTTCTTCTGGTTCCACCAAGGATATGATACATAATTCCAGTCCCCCCGAGCAACTGTAGTGCGCTGACCGTCATTACTCCACTGGAGGGGGCGCAGACGTGATACGTCAGATTTGAACTTCATCATGTAGTTGAAATAGATTTCATATTCAGATGCGCCAGATTTCGTCTTCTCCGTAATAGAATCTAAGAAGACTAGCCAAAAATCCTTCTTGTGGAGGTCTTCCACCTTTGTCATAATTTCAATCACGATTTTCTTGTTAAAAATCATGATGTTTGTAATACCCGATGTAACCGGCTTCCATGCTGTAAATGTGGGGTGAAGACGCTTCATGTGCTCAAAATACGGCTGGTGGGGAGGCCCCATCATCTTATCAAAAAGGAACTTGCCATTGTCTATAAAGCGAGTTTTCTTAAAAAATACAGTATCCGCATCAACAAGAAGAACGTTTTCTGTTATATTGCTGATAAGAAGAGGGGCATAGAACTTGATGAGCTGCTGGATATACCAGCCAGCGCGCTCCTCACTCGTCTTCTCGACAACGTCGGCGCGCTTGAACGGAAACGACTCTTCCTTTAGCACAATACAATTGGAGAGGTCCAATGTATTCTTCTCATGTGCAACTACGAAGACATAGCGCACACCCACAACATGCGTTAAGACGGAATTAATAGACCGCTGAATAATATCATTATCCTTGGGGCCAAATGGGATAACCACATCAAATGAGACTGACATTCTAGGGTGTGTACTGTATTGAAAGGGCCGGGTTTGGGCGCGTTAGACCAACGAACATTTTAAAATGTTCGTTGGACGGCGTTCCGCGAACTTTTCTAAACAAGATTCAAGCGCAAAATGCTGACGGCAGACTTCGCTTAGTGCCGGTTTGAAATGTTCGCGGATCTAAAATTGAAGCTGGCGGATTACACAAGGGATCTTAAAAATGCTGCTCTCCACAAAAAATTACAAGACCTTCCGTATTGAGACG